GATCGAGGCTGTCGGCCAGACCATGCTCACCGTAGACGCTATTGTGGGATACGGGAAGGACCTGTCAGACCTGGCTGACGCGACGCGGCGCTTTGAGGATGCTCAGCGGCGATATTTGGATGCGGTGGTCTACGGTGAGCATGGCCTGGCCGAAGTCTATCGTCAGGCAATGGAGGCGGCGCGGGACAATATGCAGAACGCGCAGGAGTCCATAGGAGTGGGTGCTCTAGGCGGCAACTTGTCAGACGGGAGAGAGAGCCTAGTCAGTTGGTTCGGTAACATGATCAACAACCTGGAGGCCAACGGCGCCATCAGTGAGTCGGTAGCTGATGCCTACCGGTCAATACTGGAGGATGCCCTTGCGGAATTCGGGGTCGACGAGTCAGACAAACTCTATGATACCTTGGTGGCCCTGCTCAACGGAGGCGACCTGCCAGCCGGCCTAGGAGGCGTTCCGATTGAGGAGGGGCTGCGCCAGTTCATCAAGGACTTGACTACCGGCTTTGGTGGAATAGGCGAATCCATTAACGCCGTACTGGCGGGGTTCTCCATTCTTCAACAGATCGCAGGTGTGGAGGGGCCGGAAGCATTCAAGGAGCTCCTGCAGTCACTCCTGTCGTTTGGGCAGGAGACCGGCGGTATCTCGGCGGGCATGATGGCCCAGCTACAGGACCTCATGGACCTGGATATCACCACGGCCAGCGGGCGGGATGCGCTCCAAGCCTACCTGACCGAAACAATCCGGGCGCTCAACGCCGGCGAGTTCGGCCTGGGCGGGGCGCAGTCTGGCATTCTGGGAGAAATGACCCCGGATGAATTGCGCTCTTTGTTGTCTGCCTTGTCCTCGTTTACGGACGAGTCTGCCGTGGGCAGTGGCACCAGTACCTCGGCCGCCTTCTCGCGCTCTATCACGGAGGTGCAGGCCAACCTGGTCGTGGCCATACTTCGGACGGCGCTAGTGTGGCAAGAGCGTATGGCCCTGGCCAGCGAGAACACGGCATCGCGCATGAACGTCCTGCTAGGGCGTACCCCGGTCGCACCGCCGCCGGTCGCACCGCCCGGTGGCGGTGGCCCCGTCACCTACGAAGGGCCGCGTCCAGCCCAGCCGGAACTGCCGCGTCCAGCCCAGCCGGAACTGCCGCCTGAGGTTGGACAGGGATCACCCGGCGACCCAGGACTACCCGGCGACCCAGGACTACCTGGACTTCCTAACACGGCGGGCGAATACGCCGGGCCACGGCCGGCACTGCCTAGAATTCTGCCTATTCAGTTACCCACTCCGTTCACGTTTGGGCGGGCACCTGTTGGTCCTGGTCCTGCGCCGGAGACAGAGGCACCCGGTGGCTCAGGCACGGAGGATGACGGGCCTGACAGAGACCCGCTTGCCGCGAGGGAGAACACGGTCAACATCCGCTCTATCACCGTCAACGTAACGGAAGGCCCCGGCATGGTGCAGGAGGCAGGAGAACAGTTCATGCGCACGTTAGAGGACACCCTTCGGCGCCAGGAGCGGAGGGTGAGCTAAATGGCCAAGCTGACGAGTATCACGCTGTATGACGCCAACCGGAATCTACTGAGCGATCCGGGCGGCACGCCTATCCTAGCCTGCGTGGACGGTGTGGTCCAGCGCCGGCAGGCTTTGGGCGAAGCTGAATTCCTATCGTTGAAGCTGCTACCAATGACACCGGCAGCCACGACGATTGAGGGCGACGGATTCATGGCGTTGCGGCGTAGGCGCATTTTGAGACTAACCTACGATGACGCCGCCTTCCTGGAGTACCGTATCACAGAGGCTGTGCGGTCCCTGGACGGGGAGTCATCCGTGTCCGTGCGGGCAGAGTTCCTGCCGAACGCCCAGCTTGCAGCCTATGCACCCCGTCAAACGCTGGCAGATGATACAGTAGACGTACAGCCCACCTTCGTGGGGCTAGGGGCTCAGGCGGCCCTGGACGCGCTCCTGTCGGCCACCTGGGGACGGCCGGCGTTCATTATGACCGGCACTATCGCGGCGGCGCTGGCTGACACGGTGGTAGAGGTGCGGAGCGACGGCACCAAGTCCTTCGTCGATCTGATCCGTGACATTGCGGAGCAGTGCGAGGGGGAGGTGGAATTCGCCTACAACTCAGGCTCCGGACGCTACGCTGTCAACATTTACGCGGAGGCTGGTTGGCACGCAGACGAACGAACGGCCGGCACGGCAGACCCTACGGCCCGGCCGATTGAGATAGGGAACAGCAGCAAGGGCAACCGGCAAAAGATGCTGCGGCGCTCGGATGATCGGGCCTACCTGTCTCATGTCATACCGATCGGAGGACAAGACCCGGATCTCATCACCCTTGGGGGCGCTTTGTGGAGCGTGTCCACCTCCGGTACTGGCCCAACGACGATCACGTTCACGGCCGACAATCCGGTATTCCTGGATGACGCCCTGGTGGGCGCCTACGTGGGCGCGGACGCCGTGTCATTCTTTGAAGTAACGGCCTCTGACCGCACGGCCGGCACGGTGACAGTGGCCGGCAACGCTAGTGCCCTCAATGGGCGCTCAGATATCCGGTTCGCCAGCGACTCGGGGGGCACGCAGCTGGTGGCCTTGACCCACCCGTCTGCGGTGGACGGCACCCTGGAGAAGCCACTACGGTTCTCGGGCGTGGCGCCTTATCAAAACCTGATCGCAGACGCGGGCGCATCCGCGGACTTCTCTACCTGGTCAGCCGGTTTGCCGGCCGGCTGGAGCAAGGAGGGCACGCCCACGGTCACGCAGGACACCGACGCGCGCTACCTCGCCAACGGAACGTCATCAGCCAAGGTTGTAGCCAGTGAGGAAGAGGGGCTCAGTACCACCGTCACGCTGACGCCCACCACGGAACACCCCTGGTTTTCTGCCTGGGTGAATCTCAGAGTGACCTCCGGCAATGTGCGACTGGTCGTGGTGGACGTAGATGGGCAGGAACATCCTTTGGGGGAAGACGCCTTCTCGACGGCAGACGAGTTACTGGCCCTCGCCATCGAAGGCTTTGATCCTATCAGTGGCACCGCCACCGTCAAGGTGTTGGCCTACGGAGGGGGAGCCACCTTCTACCTGGACGGGGCAACGGTCGTGCAGTCATCGGCCGGATATGCCTACAGTCCTGCTATGGGACCACGCGGTCTGTGGGCTGAGGCAGGGCGCTATCTCCGCGCCAATGACGAGTATCAGGACGCCTATGAGGCGGGCCTGCTCGACTATTCCTTCGTGGATACGGGCGGCAGCTACTACCCGGTGACCTGTGGTTCCCACTGCTCCGTCAAGGACGCTCCTAACACTAGCGGCGGTCACGACATTGAGTTCAACGCGCGGGCGGTGGAGGTGGAGATTGACGAGGACGCGCACACCGGATCTATCTCCAGGCGCGTCGGCCTGAGCCGGCGGGTCAAGGACTTCCGTGACCGCTTCCTCGCGTCCCGTGGCGCCTTCCCGTCCAAGAGGATCACGCCCGTCAACGACTCGCGTATCACAGCTGGGCTCACGCCCTACGTCGAGGTGGACAACCTGTGGATCGAGGTCGTGGGGAACCGCTGGGTCAAAAGCTACCGGTACAACGATGACCCCAGCACCTTTCCTGACGCGGGTACCGGCACGTTGGAAGTGGCCAGCCAGGGCACGCATGATCTAGGCACTATCAATAAAGGCTCCGGACGCTACATCACCGTCACACCGTATGGAGACAATGGAGGCGTGGTAGCCGGCCCGGCAGTCAAGTCGTTCTTCGCGCGGCCGCAGGACGGCAATACCGGCTCTGGCGGTGCTGCTGCCTCGCTCTACTACATCAAGGCGACCGCTGGCACAGCCATTCATAATGGCACCGGCACACTGACGATTGAGGCCCATCTGGTCACCGGGGGCTCGGATTCGCTTTTGGCCGCCGGCACGATCAAGTTATACGACCCGTCCAATCAGGAGTTGACGGTAGCCAGCGGCTACTACACAGGGTCGGACGGTTATACCGGCGTGCTGGACTCCGGGGATATCTCCGGCGCTATCGTCATCACGCTCAAGGACGGTACTGGCGGCACGCCGCTGGACACAATCACCCTGGTGGATGTGGCAGACGGTGCCACGGGCGACACGGTTGTTTTTGGAAACCTGGCACCCATCAATGTCCCCACGGCCCGCACGGGCAAACTCCAGCAGTTTGCCGACTACCAGGGTATCCCAAAGGCGCAACATGGGGACGCGGGGGCCATAGTCGGAATCCCGATCACCTGGTTCAGCCAGTACGCCATAGTCACGATTGCCAACACGGGCACCGAGACATCCCTGCTGGGCAGCGGCTTGGGGACCAACGTAATACCTGCGAACACCCTCATCCAGGGCAGCACGTTCCACATCCGAGCCTCGGGGATTATATCCTGCGATGGGGGCAACACCATCGTGTTTCGGGTGAGCGTTGGAGGCACCAACCTGCTGGTATCCTCATCCTTGACCCCGGGCAGTTATGCGGACCGCCATTGGAGCCTGGAAGCCGACCTGGTATGCACCGCAGTCACCGGGACCACAGGATACATGAGGGGGCAAATGAAGGTGTGGTTCCGGGGAGGTCCAAGCACCACAGGGGCCGTGTATCCCACCGAAATGTCCGGGACCGTATCCATTGGGGCGGTCACTTCGTCCAAGACCATTGAGGTGACAGCGGACTGGGCATCCGCAGACGGTGATGATTCGATCAGAGGCACCAACGCCACCATCCAGCAACTCTATTAAACCATGACCCAGCAGCAGCTTGTCACCATCACCGGACGGAGCCTCCCCGAGGACCTGGACCGTGCCCTGAACTACGCGGCCCTGAAGTACGGGATCACCTCCCGGCTGCGCCTGGACCATTTCTTGGCCCAGCTCCTGCACGAAACCGGGGCTTTCCGCTGGAACCGGGAGCTGTGGGGGCCGACCTACCCCCAGCGTCGGTACGAGGGGCGAAAGGACTTGGGCAATCTCCAGGAGGGGGATGGCTTCAAGTTTCGGGGGCGGGGGTATATCCAGCTCACGGGCAGGACCAACTATCAGTCTTACTCGGACCACATCGGGGTGGATTTCTGCGCCTTCCCGGACCTGGTGGCAGAGCTGCCCTTTGCCGCGGATGTCGCGGGATGGTACTGGGACCACCGGGGCATCAACAGGCTGGCCGATGCGGATGATTTGCTCGGGGTCACCCGAGCCATCAACGGGGGGACCAACGGCCTGGCAGACCGCCGGCGGTGGCTGGAGCGGGTTCGGCATCATGGGGCGACTTTGCCCAGCGAGGTGACCCTGTGACGATGATCCTCACTCTTTTTTACGGGGCTACTTGCGCGCTGCTCGGCTTTGTGGTCGCCTATCTGATGCGCCGGGAGGCCACGCGGCTGGCCCTCCGTGTATCCAAACAGGACCGCTACATCAGGGACCTGTTTGAGCGCGTTCGTTTCACCTCGGGCATTGGCCGGGTCATATGGTACGAGGATCGCAGTCTGTGGTTGGACAACACCAGTCGCCGCATGATGGGGCTGTCTGTGCTGGACCATGAGCCGACCCTGGACGAGCGGGTCGCTTACATGGAATGGGCTTCGCTGGTGGCCTCGGACGCGGCCCTGCTACAGTCCCAACTGGACGTAGCCAAAAGCCTGGCAGACGGCGGGGCGAACCATCTAGTGGTCCCCTACAAAAACGGGTCCACCCTGTATGCTGTCGGGACCGGGAAAGCCAACGGGTACGCCTGGGTCGGCCTGAATATCGACGTTACAGTCCAGGGCCAACAGATTGCCGAAAGGGTTCTCGGGGAGGGGTCCCCGGCATCCCTGGAGCAACGATACAAGGCGCAAGTGGACCACCTGACAAAGGTGCTGGATGTGGCAGCCAATGACTCTCTTCAATCCTTGATGGCACGGTCGGAGCAGCAGTATGCCAAATGATAAATCGGCACCGCCATCCAACTTTGAGTTATCGAACGCGCTGCTGCTGTGGGGGGAGCAACACAAGGCCCTGCAAAAGCAGGTAGAAACCAACTTTTCCACCGTGACCGATGTGCGGATGCGTCAGGTGGAAATATTGACGGAGATACGCCTTATGAAAGAACGATTGGGACCTCTAAACCAAAACCAGGGCGATGGGCTAATCGGGACGGTGGTGCAGCTCATCACCGCTTTCTTTTCGGCGAAGAACGTGGGGTACATCGCGGTGACGGCCCTGGCCATCGCCTTTCTGTACTTCACGATTTGGCAGGATGGCTTCATCCTAATCATTGATTTGTTCAAACCATCAAGACTACCATGAACGACCAATTCAGCAACACTACAGCGTCATTCGGCAAGATCCCGGTTATCGCTCCTGACCAACTGCGCCCCACTCCCGAGCTGGCGGCTGCCGCAGGGGAGTTCCAGGGAGCCATTGCGGGGCACGTTGTGGCCCTGCTCCAGGACCCCGCATTCAAGACCAAGGTGGTTGACCTCATCAAGGCAGCCATCCCCGGCAAGGTGTTCGATTGGTTGGCGGTGTCGGCCTATGACATGGCGGTGTCGGCCATCTCTACCGTCCTGGACGGTGACCGCATCGGGTGATTGACTCCAGCCTGTACTGGCGCGACCGCTACCGCCACGGGGGTAACTCCGCGGCGGGGTCGCGTGGTGCGCTGCCTTCCGGGCCTCTCTGTGCCGCCGGCTTGCGCTGGCACATCCGATGACAGCCCCTGACGCCACCCTTACGCCGCGCGCCTTGAGTACGGTGTCAATACGCCGGGTACTAGAGCGCGTGCGTGAGGCGCAGCGTGAGGCAGCAGCAGCAGGCGTCCCGTCACTCTACCTGGTCGGGGTCATCCACGGCCTTTAGATCGCTCTCAACATCCCTGTGCAACATGAAGATCGCCGCCATCACGACCATATACCGCCGGCCACTACTGACCAATATCGTACTGAGGCACTGGGCATGGCTCCGGGACCAGCTGGTGTTTGACCTGGAAATCTTTACCGCCGTATCCCCGGACGATGATCCTAACCTGGGGATGCTCTCGGTGCCGTCCTGCGTCACGCTGGTCGAGGCACCAAACGACCCACTGGGCCGCAAGTGGAACACGGTCGCCCGCAAGGCGGCTGGTATAGACCCGGACGCGCTCCTGGTGTTTGGGTCGGATGACCTCGTTTCAGCCGGCTACCTCAACTTGGTGGCCTCACTGGTCGAGTACGGGCATGACTACGTGGAACCCGACAGTTGCCACTTCTATGACGCAGCTTCCGGCAAGTGTTCGGAATTGACTGGGGCCATGATCGGCGCCGGCCGCACGTTCAGTCGTGGTGTCCTTGAGGCGGTGCCTCACCTGTGGGGAGAAGTCCACCGGAGCCCGGATCATAACCAGGCAACGGTCCTGCGGGACGCCGGCTTCCTGCCCTATCGTATCCGGCTGGCAGAACACCACACGCTGCGCTCGGGCAGACCGGTCATCATGGACGTCAAAACGGACGTACATCGGTGGCCCTTCCGGGACTTTACACCCACTGTGAATCCCCAGTGTCAATGGGCCGATGGGCAGGCACTGCTGGACAGTTGTTTCCCCACGGCCGCTGAGGCGGTCCCTGCATTGATGGCCCCATAGGAGCCTAACCTGTTGGGCAATCATAGCGGAAGGCCCGGTACTTGAGGTGTACCGGGCCTTCTGCGCTTGTTCTACCAAAGGACGCCCTTCTTTTCCGCATACTCGTCGTGGTAGGCGTCTATCCAACTCCAGTGCCCGCGCGCGTACGCCTCTTTCGTTCCCAGCGCTGACAGTGCCTTGTGCGTTTCCTCGCACGGCGCCGGGTCATTGTGTATCAAGGCGGCCAGGAGGTGCCTGTAGGCGGCGTCCGTCATCTTGGGCGCTAGTGTGGCCTTACTCTCCCACGGTAGCGCTGGTGGCGCTTTCAGCTGCGGCGCTGCGTGCCTCTCCTGCTCACGGGTCGCCGCCTCGGCCTGGTGCTCTGCGGCCAGTCTTTTGGTACGCTCCACCTCTAGTTCCCGCTCACGGGCTGCCGCCTCATGCCGGAGGCGCTTGAGTTCCTCGTCCCGCAGGCGCTCCATCTCCTGCTCGGCTATCACGGCCGCTTTCCTGTCTGCCTCAGCCTGGCGCTCTGTTTCCATCTTCAAACTATGGCTCTGCTTGGCTCCAACCAGGAAGTTGTCAAAGACCTTGTCCCCCCAGCGGCCAATCTCATGGACGGTTGCCGGGTCTACGCCGTAGTTGACAAGGGCGGCGATTCGGAACTTGGCCACCTTGGCGATACGCTCGGCCCCCATGCGTACGAAGTGGGTCTCTATGCGCTCCAACTCCCCCTCTTTGCCGCCGGAGGTGAATGCCTGGGCGTTCTTCCACCCGTCGATAAACCGGCCACCGGCCAGGTAGTAGGCTTTCGCCTTCTTGTGGATACGGGCGGTGCCCGTCCTAATCTTGACGTACTGAAGCCTCAGGGCCCTGGCCTCAGCGCAGACATCTTCGGTGACCTCCTTGGCAAGTACGTCATTGTACTGATCTTCCAAGGCGGTCATCTGCTCCAGCATCGGCTTGAACACGCTCTCCACCTGGCGGGCCTCGCTGGCACCCAGTCCGAACGCGGACGCTTCTACGTGGACTATCTCCTGCGTCATACAGCAACCTCCTGTGTTTCTAGTTCGTCCACGCGTGCCAGTAGAAACTTCAGTGTGCTGGTAGGCACTAGGGTCGCGGGGTAGAAGAAGTCATGGTCCCGCCCGTTGCGGGAAACGGTTTCGACAATGTGGAGTCGGTGGTCTCGCCCTGCGTCCTCCACATACCGGCGCAGTGTGCCGGCTGCCTCTTTGGCCCCCTCTGTTTTAGTGCGTGGTATAGTGGGGCTCAGGGCCTCGCGGGCGTCATCGCCCACGGCCTGGAGCAAGGGCAGTGTCTCAACTCCAGGGTGCGGGTCCGCTTCCAGTAACTCTACAAGTACCTCCTGAAAAAACGAGTGGTCAAGGACCAGTTTGTCAGCCAGGTCGGTCAGCCAAATTGCCGTTGCGGCGTATCCATTTATACTGCAAGAAGCGATCTGAGTGCGTAAAACGGCTATTAGATACCGTGGGCTCAGACGTTTGGGTCTATTCATTACTCGCCGCCCTCCAGCGGCCGTTGATTGTCGTTTGGTGGTCGGTACAGCCAGCCAAAAGGGAATTGGAAGCCAGGGCGGTCGTAGCCCCACAGGTGGTACTGGTTGACAGTGTCCACCAGGCGGCTCTCGGCCGGGTACAGTTCCACCATTTCCACCTCCGGGCCGACCAACTCATTCTTGATGCGCTGGAAGTCCCCCCAGTCGCGGGCCGGCCGCTTGTCCAGCGTCCTGATGCTCAGGTGGATCAGTGTCGGCCCCGGCTCCCCGTCCTGCCCGCTGGTGTGGTGACGCCGTAGGTTCACCCGGTACCGGCTGTTGAAGTAGATCTCATCCCGCAACAGTATCAGCTTCTCTTCCTCTGTTATTTGAGGGTCAAACAGCACGTTCTTCACGCTGTCAGCTTCCCACTCGGCGCGCTGGAGGGGAGTCCAGGCACGGCTACCTATCGGTTTACGTTTGGGGCGGTGGCTCATAGGTCTGCCATCATGTTGGTTACGCCAGCGAATACGTGTTTCATGCGTTGCTAACGATCAGGCCGCCCGCAAACTCAACCTCGGCGGCTTCCATCAAGTAGGCGGCTTCTGCCCGCATCAAGGCCACGGCAAAGTCTTTGAGGCTCCCGGAGCCCTGGTTGGCCGGCGCCACGGCTCGGGCTATGAGGCACCCAGTGACCTCTAAGTCGTGGGGTACCATGTTGCCCACGGCGTCCAGCACGGCGGCGTCTACAGAGTGGTGTCGCTGTAGCTGGGTGCTCATGCCGTGGTTCATAGCAGAGTGCATCGCCTCTCGCTTCGCCAATAGGATATCTTCCAGGTCACTAATGCGGGGGTTCAGGCCATCCTTCCAATTCTTCAGATGGCCCAGTATGTAGGCGTCACACTCCGCTTCCATAGGGGTGCCGTTGACGGCCTCTAGGATCAACTCAATGGCTTCGCCCAGTTTCTCATAAGCCTCGCTAAGGAGGTCAATGCGGTCGGTGGCAATCATAGGCTCACCTCCCACCAGGGCGCGTCCAAACAGGGACTGTCATCACGCTGCCCCGTGCGCACCTCCCACTCATCATGCTCAGCCCAGTCCTGCACGATGCCGCGGCACCAATCCTCCAGGTCATCGGCCAGGCTCTCCGGGTCACCGTCAGCCATAGCCACCGCACCGGCCAATGCTCTATCAAAGGCCTCTTGGTCATCCCGCAGCACTTCCAGCGACGCGCTTCGGCTACCTAGGGCCACCAGCTGGCAGTCCGGGCTGGCGGTCACACGCCGGTCGCCTATCGGCTCCCCCCACAACCGCAGCACGCCGGTAGATCCGGCGGCCCCGGCCAGCCTGGCGGTTAGGCCGCCCTTCTCAATCACGTACACTTCGCAGCTTGTCATAATCAACACCCTCTGTTTGCATTCCCAACGCCTATTGTTAATGTACGGTGCCGTACAAGCGATTGCAACACGCAGTGTCAATTAAATGACACAAGGAGGCTCTGTCAGGGCGTCGAGAAGAGCGAGGGCCTGAATTGTCTCGGCCAGCAATTCCCTCGCAACCTGGTCGGATGCGAGCCGCGCAACTGCGCCACGCAGGGCCTGTTGGAATGCCAGCCCCGCTTCCGCCACCCGCTCCAATGCGGCGAGGCGGTTGTTCGCAGCGTCCAGATCGCTCAACACTATTCCCGCCTGTACGTACAGGTTCGTTACAGCGAGTGGGGAGTACGTGTTAGTCTCCTTGAATCGCTCTACTTCTGCCCGTAGTGATTCGGCGGGACTGTATTCGATCTTACTCATGGTTTGTCCTCTGGTTTTGGGATGATGCGAACAGCCACGGCAAGTGCGGGAAACAGAACGTATGTCCCGTCCTCAAGGTTGACCCTGTAGGCGTCGGCATACCCCGCGCTCCCTGCGATTTGGGATTCGATGATCGACACGCATTTCGTGGATGTGTACCCAATAACACGGCCAACTACGAATCTGCGAGTCCCCTCATTCGTGGGCGTTTCCCACAGTTCAGTAATGCTCATGGTTTGTCCTCTGGTCTTGTGAGAGCGTCGGGGGCGTCTCTATGAGCCTTAGCAACCCAGTATGCTCTCTGTACGCTGGCCGCGTCAGCCACTTCGATTTGCACGTATCGGGTCACCATTTCTATTGAAGACAGAATCGACGCTGGGGCCATCCCGCAGATGATGTTTGTGTGAGACCTCTCCCCTCGTAGCCATGCTTGTGCTTCTTCGTGGTTCATCTTTCTTCCCGCTTTGCTACGACCTCTGGTCTTGGGGTGATGGACTTCTGCGGGTGTCTGAAACGGGTCGTGTCCCACGGCTTCATGACGCGGAGCCGCCAATGCCCAAACGCTATATAGAGCGCATCGTGATGCCACATGATGCGTTTCCGCGATGTGCTGGCTCTCCAGATCCCGTTTTCTTTCAGTCGATTCCAACTTGGTTCGCGCCTCTCCTTGGCGACCACCTCCAGCGGGATGTACCACTCAAGAAATCCCTTCCGACGGTTTAACCACGAGTCGTCTTCGCCCGCAGCACGAGCAGCATCCTCGCCCGTAAGCCGCTTGGCGGCAACACAGTCATGGCCGATGCCGCCACAAGGTGCAAGATCATCAACCCCGCACCCACATCTATTGGTACAGAGGCCGTCTGCCCCAATATCTCGTAGTTTTGAGGCTACTATTTCAAGTACGGTCATTGCCTCCTCGCTCTTGTGAGTTCGTGTATCTGACAGCCAACATTGATCCTTACTCCAGCCTCGTCAGCCAATCGTTCAAGGGTCTTTTTCAGAAAGATTAGTTGGCGCAAATCGTCATCCAACGGGCCTGTCTCGTCCTCTAATTTTAGCAGATCATCCAGCACGGCATCGTGGACGCGCTTGGCGTAAAGCCTTGCTCTCTGCTCGTAGGTCATTGCTTCCTCGCTCTTGTGATCCACAGCATATCGGTGATAGTTACATCATGCTCACCGCACCAGTTGGCTACGGTCATGTCATGACCAGCATAGGCTGGCGGGAAAGCATAGAAGCCAGCCATCTTCGCCTCGCATGAGATGACGGTGATGGTAGATCGGGAGAAATCGGGCGGCATAGACTTGGCCGGGTGGACACCTCCGAATGCTCCTATACACGCCTCGTAGATAGGGTGGGGATAATCCCAGTCGCCAAGCGACCGCACGCTAGCGTCAGCTAGATACTTGATGTAGTCCTCACCGTCATGTTCAATGCGGTCGAGGTATCTAGCATAGGCTTCGGGGTCGCCTCGGTGGGAAGCAGTCTCCCCCTTTTGTGGTCTTTCGGACTCGCACCGCTCCCAGAAGGTGTAATCCTCCAGTATCCGCACCTCCTCGGCATGGTCATAGGGCCTGACTGCCCTCCATCCCTCGTCTGGTGGAGGCACTGGGATCTTCTCCAGTACGCTCACTAGCACCACTTCCTCCCCCGGCTTGAGGGAGGCGATGTGGGCGGCTTCTCTCGGGGTTGCATTGTGGAATTTCATGGCTTCACCTCGTTGATCTTGGCGTGGTGGGTGATTGGATACTGGGGGCTTTCACCGACCCAGTAGTCCCCTTCGCCATCCCACCTTGTCTTGATTATCCCGCCATTTGGGTATCTGACGATGTAGTCACCTGAATCCGTGGGCCAACCCTCTACCCAAGGGCCAGCGGCGTTACGCCCATTCTGCGCCAAAGCCTCGGCTATGTGCCCGTCAGCCTTGCCGCTTAGGTAGTCTAGCGATTCGCTCATGCTCTCATATCGTTGATTCGTGAAGGGAAGCCGCGCGTCCGTGGTCATTGCTTAACCCCGTAGTCTGGCTGTAAGGATGCGGAAGGCCTTTTCTGCGGTGGAGGGCACGACGCCGTTGCCTAAGAGTGAGTACACGCCTGCGAGCAATATTTCCTTGCGCGGTGTTCTTGGATGGACATCCGTGCCCCGCATGGGCGCCTTGATCGTTTGACCTCGCTGCCGCACCGTTGGCACCTAACGTGATGTTCGGGAGCCACGTACGCGGACACGCCAAGGACCTGTCGCCGATTACGGACAGACATGGTGCCGACGCCTAGGTCTTTCCCTACCTGGACATCGGTCGCCGTAGCAAGGCGAGAATCCATCTTAGGGGTCCACACCGTCGGACGTTTGGCAGACGATTTCTTGATGCCAAGCCTAAGCCTCTTGGTCCTAATGGTGTTCTCGTTTATGCCGTACTTCGCTGCCAGTTCGTGGTCAGGAACCGTGGGCATTTCAGCTAAAATGGGTTCCGGCCATTCGATCTTCGCTCGCCTCCGCATTCCGGGGAATCTCTTCCCTTCCTGGTTGCGCCGCGCCGAGTACGAGCTGCCCGCGGCCTTGCTTCCTGTGCCGATCTCTGCGACGTTCAGTAGGTTATCAACGCCTATCCCAATAATCATTCGGGCCTCTGCGTCGATGGCCTGGCCCCGAGTAAGGCCAGACTCTACTGATTCGATGGTGACCAATACACCAGAGGCCGCGAAATTCCCCACAGGCGTGCCCTTGGTCTTATGCGAAGCCAGCCTATCACGAAGAGACCCACGCGTAATGCCCACGTAGACGACTTGGCGCGTGTCGGATCGACGCACGATATAAACCGTGTTGTCGGTTGGAAGTGCTACTTCAGTCGGTTCCATAAGACACTAAAGGCTCTTGATACAGTTTGTGGCACGCAGCCATTTCCGAGGAGGCGCAGTTCGTCAATTCTGGAGTCACTGGTTCGGCACAGCTCGGCATAGTCCAGCCGATCGGGATTCCTTGCAGACACTCGACCCACCTCGGGTTCAATCTCGCGCTCTTCGTCTGCCCCACGGCCTCCCCGATGTTCGACCGGCCCCGATCCTCGATTGAATCTTTGTGCATGAAGGTCCGCGGTGTCGGCCATTGGCGATCCTTCTGCACCACCTGACTCGGCAACATCAGATCCCCTTTCGACCCCCGTTGGTTCGGGCCGCCCTTCTCCCCGTCGCTGCCTCTCGGCGTTGCCCACGACTCTCGGCGGCTCCCATCCGTACTGGGGTTCTGTGGGACCGGAGGGCCATAGCGCATGAAGTTCGGGAGCTGGTCCATGTGGGCGCGGCCCTTCGCTGTCTGCGTGTGTTCCTCGCTGTTTGTGCCCTTGTGGTCTCTCGCTGCTGGAGTCGGCCATTGCCGCACCTGAGCCGCCAGCGGCAGCCCGAAGCCGTTCCCGTTCTTCTTCTCGGCTTTGACCCGTAGCCTTCGGCTCTCCAGGCTCTCCAGGCTCTCCAGGCTCTCCAGGCTCTCCCCGTCGTTCATCACGGAGGCGTCGGGAGTCGCCCAGCCTGCCGAGGATAAAGACCCGCTTCCTCCTGTGTGGCGCCCCGACTTCTTCCGCTGAGAATATTCCCCACGTTGTCTCGTAACCATCGCTGACCATGTCGCGGATGACTGCGTCAAGTCCTGAAGTGATATGCCCCTCGACGTTTTCCCAAAAAAGGAGCCTTGGACGCAGTCGTAGATAGTGCTGGCGTATTCGCGGCCACAGGTGGCGCGGATCGTCCGTTCCAAGACGCTTTCCGGCGTGGCTGAAGGGCTGACAGGGGTAGCCGCCCGATATGAGATCGACTGCACCCACCCACGGATCGGGGTCGAAGGTGTGTAGATCCGTCCAAATAGGTGCCGCATCCAGTTGACCCGCTTCCATCTTCGCAACCAGGTTGGCGCAGGCGAAGGACTCGATCTCCACAGCAAATGCGAGGCGCACATCGAAGCCAAGCGATCTTGCGGCACGCGATATTCCGATGTCGAGTCCTCCGTATCCAGTACAGAATGATCCGACATTAAGGGTAGGTTTCTTGGTAGTATCCACACTATCGCCCCCCCCAGTCAGACACGAGGCCGTCGGCCCCCAGTTCGCGTAGCCTGTGGGCTACCATTTCGAGTACGGTCATTGCGCCATCTCGTTGATGCGTGAAGGGACGCCGCGGATAACCAGCGACCCTGGCTGGATCATGTACTGCCGCGCCTGCCTCACCATGTCCAAAAACTCGGGGTCTGTGTCCATCAGCCTGTCGGCCTCCCGCAGGCCGCTAATGATCATCGCGTGATGCCTCCCTCCCAGTACCCGGCCAATGGAATTGAGCGACAGGTGGGTGTGGTTCCTGATCAGATAGGCGGCGGCGTGTCTCGCATCCACCAGGTGTCTCTTCCGGCACTTGCCCACAATGAGGGCGTTGGAGATATCGAATGCGCGGCAAACGGCGTCTATAATCTTGCGTGAGGTCGGGGCCATTGCTTCGGGGTGGGTACTCATCCCTTGACCTCGTGGTATGTCATTCCTACCTCTACATCGTCATAGCCATCGACCTCAACGTACTGGGTCATGCGCTCTATCGCGGATCGATCCAGTGGTTGATCGCTGTTCAGGTAGACCTCCACGGATACTCTTTTGCAAATCGTGACGCGGTACAGGTGCTTCCTTTGCTCTTGGGCATACGGTCGCGTAAGGGTTGGGACGGGGTCACCAGCGCCTGGCAGACACTCCACCACGGCGTCCACGTAACTAGGCGTCACAGGGGTTTCTAGGCCAGCCTCGTACAAGAGGCGTCGAAGGTGCAGGTGGGGCAACCTCTGCGCGCTTCCGCTGTCTAGGCCGTGCCGTGCGACCAGTAGGGCGGCCGCTTCCTGCGGCTCCGGGTTCGGCATCAGCATGGCGCCACCTCATCACCATCGGGCTTCACGTGGAAATGAGTGTCCCGGGCCAGTACCCGGAATATGGTTCGCCGGCTTACGCCGAATCGTGCGGCCAGCTGGTCTGCGGTGAAGTGTCCCTTCATTCGTCTAATGGCCGCCACCTGTCTCAACGTCAGCTTAGATGTTCCAGCCATGCGTCCAGACAGTTCCAGCATCCACTGCCAGGCCGGCATCTCAACCAGCGCGCCCTCATCGCGCATGGCCACCCAGGTTTCCCCGTCCCGATCCTCAATGCGCACATCAATCGTGCGCTTTGCGTCTAATACCTCCATCACACCCTCTCCTGTTTTCTTGGTTGTCTAGGATGAGCTCCAACCGCTCTCCAACTTTTGTCACTCCCGCACGCTCCCAGCGGCTCTTTTGACCGCCTCATACGGGCTGCAAATCGCGGTTTTTACCCGCCCACACCGTGTCGCTCCACTGCACCGTCTAACTCTGAATCAAGAGGTTCACACCGGATTCTGCCAGTTCCAGCACCCTTGTCGCGCGCTCATGGCTGACGGCCAGCGTTGCTCGGCCAGGATTTCCAGCCTCACTGCCACGGTCTTCTCGCACTCAGTCGTGTCCCGGTTGCCGGTGTACGCCTGGATCAAGGCCCCTACGGCCCGCTCCAGGATTTGGAGTTCATCCTGGTTCTTCCCGTTCTCTTCCATTTTAGGCTTTCTCCGTGCGGGAGCGTCCGTTGCCCCGCTTCTTTCGTGGTTTGATCTTGGACAAGTCGGCGCCCGCCGCGTCCCATGCCTCATCGGCCGCGTCCCGCACTGCGTCCACACCCAGGCCGACCACAGCCTCTATCGCGTGGTACCACCCCTCCCAGTACAGCGCCGCGCTAGGGCGCTTCCGGCGGGCGTGTTGCATAGCGTCCTTGGCCATCGCGCTGGATGCTCCAAGCTTCGAAGCCATTATCTCGGCCACCCGACGCGTCAGTGTATCATGTGTCGGCATTCCACAGCACCTCCCGCCCGTGGCACACTGTGCAGGGCATATCAAGCAGCATACCCGGCTCCTGGCCACCACCGTCGCAATTCGGGCAAATCTCGCCCCGGAGTCTCCTGGTTGGTCCAGGTTCTTCGTCAGGCTCGTCGATCACTGGATCTTCGTAACCCTCCCAGCGCGAATAGCCGGGCGTTAGTGCCAGCGTCTCCGACCATAGCCGGTGCATCACCTGGTTGCGGCTCCGGTCGAAATCAGCCACTCGGTTCTTGAAGTTGTCGTAGTGCAAGTTCATCACCAGTTTGGTCATGGCGCCCGCTACCTGCTCCCTGCTAAGGATAATCCGGTGCTGGTAATCCCTATCCGGCGTGTCCAGTATCAGCTTGGCGGCCAGCCGCCGCTCCATCACCTGGTTGGCGAAATTGAGTACGTCCTCTAGGACGCGCCCTCTTACCACCAGGTTTTGACTGGCCGGCCGTGTCTCCACCACGCTGACAAACCCTCGTTCAAAGTACACCCACATATCACGCTCCTTGCTTACTGACAGGGGCTCTCGCGGCACCTCCACGGGCGCGCCCTGCCTTGCCCTTTCCGAAAATATCGGCCTTCCCAGGGACCTCCCTGGCGCTTGTGTCCAGCGACCGGTAGGCCGGCGTCACGCACTGCTGGCAGACGTACTGACCATCGATCAACTCAACCAGTGCCACGGACCAACTGCGGCCCTGAGCGTCCCGGGGAAACCAATCCCGCATCCCCCGGCGACACCGTTTACACTGGGCAACGACTCGCCCGGCCGGTAGGTTGATGGTCAAGTGGTTCATGCTGCCAAACGCAGAAGGGCGTCTGCCTCAGCCAGAGTCTCCCTGTACACCGCTCTCTGCCGAAGCACGAGTTCGGCCATAGGGCCAGACGCCTCCTTGTTATCCCAAAAGGACTGCATCCCTTTGGATCGCTTGATGTACTCCACAAGCATCTCCCCTAAGGAAGATCCGTGGGTGTAGAGATCCGGCCCACCGATAAGGGCCTCCACTTGTTCGATCAACATTGCAATGCCTCGTTAAGTTTTCGTTACCACCCAGGGAGAGCGCTGACCGGGGCATCAGAGCCGCCGATCCCGTTCTTTCTGTTCATGTTCATCGCCTGCCCTGTTTGCGTTCAGTAATCTGTCTGTGTATGCGTCCCAGTCGCGCTTCTCCCGTCCCCCCATCCAGTATCCTGCGGCCCACGCCAGCAAAAGAGCCGCGAACATTGCGCCCACGCGGATCATGTCGTGTGGGCTCTCGCCCCGTATCCGCTGCCACCCATCGCACTAACCTGCACGTTGGGGGCAATACGCCGCCTGCCCCTGGTACTGCGGATCCTTCTCCATCACCAGGTAGGCGGCCGCTGTCTGCTGGACCGCTAGGCCGTGGGCCTCCTGGAACCGCTTCATAGTAGATAGCTCCTTGCGCTTTTCAGCGATATCCAACTCAATGGCCTCTACGTCATCTGTGTATTCCCACGCCCGCCGGGTCCGGTTCACGAAACGGAAACCCTTGTACCGGTACTCTTCCTTGTCCTCGTCCATGACCGCCTCTATAATGGCCGGCTTCAGTTCATCCAGCCTCTCTTCGCAGCGGCTTATCATGGCCCTCAGTTCCATGTACTCATCCAGCACGGCCTCCCCGGACCGGTTGCCTACTTCCATATCTCTGATCATCACACCCTCCTTTCACGGTTTACAAAACACTCAACACGCGCTCCAGTCGCAGCGCGGTCAAGACTTCCCCGCCCTGCTTCACGGCCGTTGATGCATCCGGAGCCCGGCCGGCCCCCAGTGGCGCCACGGTACCGGGCTTCAGGATCTCGTACTGGTAGTCACCCTCTGACAACTTGGCTACCCGGATGCTCAGGTTATCCTTGACCAGGGTCTCCATGCGGCGCAGTTGTCGCTCCACCAGGGCCATCGGCTGGGACAGGCCCCGTTCCCATGCGGACACGGTGCTATGCCGGCCGCTCAGGCCGATACAGTCGGCCAACTCGGCCTGGGTCACGCCCAGGGCCGTCCGAAGCTTCAACGTGCGCTTTGGGGTCCATTCATCAACGACGGGGGCTATGGCCTCCATTTGATTTCCTCTAGGTCTACTTCTTCAATGGTGCCCTCGCAGCCATCCACCGGACAAGCAGCGCCCACCGGCATATGGTCAAGGGCAGTGTCTGTTATTTCGTTCAGGCCGCACTCTAGGCACGCCTTCACCAGTTCGATGCGGTTCTCGCTGGAAGCGGTCTGCTTCCAGGCGTCGTATCCCACTGTGTGCATCCCGTAGTTCATTATCACACCCCGTTTGTTCTCCAACACGTAGTGTTAATGTACGGTGGCGCACAGCGCATTAGCAAGTCAGCAGTGACGCCGGGTGTTACTGGAACGTCATCCGCGCTTCGTCTCACCCTTATTGGACCCGCCAAGTATAAACCCCGGTCACGCTCCTTGCGAGTGCTCGCCGTTGCGGATAGATCCAGCAGCACTGAACAGGACAATGTCCAGCCCGTCCTCCTTAGCCCAGCGGGTACAGGTATCACCTTGGTCACGTAGCCACTCCACGATTCGCGCACGCTCGGCCAGCGCGCCTTGCTTGCAAGCGTTTTCCCGCATGGCGGTCAGGACAGAGTGCATGATCTCGGCGCGCGCGGCCGTGGCCTCCACGCCCAGGGCTCGGAAGATCAACAACGGTTGACCATATACGAGTTTCGCCAGCTGGGCACCTGCTTCGATGGGTTCGTCGCTCATTCCATTCCTCCTAGTTCTCTCAATGCAGAGCACCAATAGCAGGAACAGCTAGGGCCTTCCCCAAACGCGCATCCTGTCTCGTACTGCCTCGCAAACTCGACGAACCGCTCAAGGGCCTCGATGCGCTCTGTGGACGGTACGTGTGGCGGCCGGCTGGTGCCGTCAGATCGGCACCTTTCGTTCTCGTTCCAGCCGGCCGCATAGCCGGCCGCATGGCCCACTCGGCGTCCCGCGTCATGCCCGGCCTGGAAGGCTGCTGCGTACGCGGCCGCCTTCATGGCTTCGTCGCGCGGTCCCTTGGGGTCATCCATGATCTTCCCTCCCGCTGGACTCAGCCAGTGTGTCATCGGGCTGGTCTCCGAACCCCAGCCAGCACAGCGTAAAAAACCCACCCAGCATCAGCAGCACGGCGCAGAGCGCCAGGCCGAATACCAGGACACCAAACAGCTTGAGTGCCTCCATCATGGTCGTTTCCTCGTACTTAGGTCTCGGTACAGGCGCCGTATCACGCCCAGTGAATAGCGGGGGGACCGGCCGATGTAGCCGGCCGCCACCTCTCCAGCGAGGCGCATGGCGGCCAGCGTCTTGGGATGCACTCCCAGCAGCATGGCCGCATCGTCCTCTCCCAGCAGGCGGTCATCGCCCAAACTCACGGCCGCCATCTCGACGCGCAGTCGCCGCACCAAGCGGTCTTCCAGTTGCTCAACCAACTCTTCCTGGCTCATGGGTAACGCTCTCTGTCAGTCTTTCGTGCTATGGCCAAGTCACCGCCCCACTCGATCCAAAACTCGTCATGCAGCCTCAGTGCCTGCATGACGCCATTGACGCCCGTGGGTGGCTCCCAGTGTGGGTGCATGGCTCGGTACTGATCCACGGTCACGCTGACGATTGTCAGGCCCTCTACAAAGCTGGCCCCGTAGCGGCCGCGCCAGTTCTCGGCCTGGTGGCGGTTAATCAGCAAGTCGGGGTGCAGCTTGCCGTCCCGGATAGCTTGTCTCAGCCGCTTGCGCTGCTCCCGCTCCAGTGCTTCCATGGCCTGCGGGTCAAGCATAGTGCGGGCCTGCTTCACGCTGCTGTCTCGCCGCAGAACGCTGCCCATCGGGCGTGGCTCTCTCTTGGTGTTTCTGTAAGTACCCATCGGTCACCCCTAGTTGTATTCACGCGTCTGAAATCGGACGTCTTGTTGGCATCGGTCTCCAGTAGTTGCTCAACCATCCCGTAGTCAAGCATCCACGGCGCAGGGCTGTCCAACCCGGCCGCATTCAGTGTCATCCCTTCGTGCCCCGCCAGGCCGCTGGCGCTCACCGCCTTGGGCCGGCGCCACTGGTCCATCACCCCCACTACGGACTCGGGGCGCGGGCTTAGTCCCGCCATACCGGCCACGGCCACAGCCGCTATCACTTCGTCCCAGCTGTAGGCGCCGGTCATGTGGGGCAGTAGGGCGTCAAAGATTAGGCTGCCACACCGCCGGCTGAATGCCTGGTGCCACGCCTTGCTGATCATCCCGTAGTCCGGCACCTTGCCCCATGTCTCCAGCATGGCCCGGATCTGTGGGCCGCAATTCTGCTCGTCCCTGTCACTCCAAAACTGCCCCCGTCGCCGCCGGATAGTCAGCTTGCCAGCCTCGGGAGGTTCGGGGCTCTCAGGTTCTAAGGGGTAGCTTACTGGCTTACTAGTATTAGGTAGAGAATCAGTAATAAGTAGTGTCGGGTTTTCCGACCGGCTAACCGGTTGGATTTTCCGACCACCCCCTTGGCGCGCCGGTCGGGTTTTCCGACCACTTGTGGCCCATCCCTGTGGCTCTTCCCACACTTCGGCGGCCCCCTCCACCCGCCGGAAGTAGCCAGCTCTCTCCAACTCGTCCAGCCCGCTCCGCACGGCATCGCGGCCGTCCGGGGCCTGGCTCATCAGTTGGCGTATTCGCACCTCCCAATCTGCCGGCCTGGAGAGCAAGTAGACCAGTAGCCCACGCGCCTTCCAACTCAGTCGGTCATCTTCAATCGCTTGCGCGTCCACTACCACGTAGCGGGCACGCTTCTTCACTCTCACAATCATGTCACACCCTGTGTCCATCATTCAACGCCTCCGGTCGTTCCGGCAACGCCTAATGTTAATTGCCGGATATGCGTTCGGCAAGTCAGCACCTTTCATGTAGTCCTGCAGACACCGGATACCAGCTTCGCATCCCCACGCAGCCACTCCGGCATAACCCTCCTGCCTAACAATCTCCAGCCACTCCTTCTGCTCCTTTGACAAGCGTCCTGCAGCCTTCTTTTCCACGGCCCCGCTGGTGAACCTCAACTCCGTACCGGGCGCCTTGAGCTCCAGGAATAGCCCGTGGTAACGACCGCGCGCAACGGGCAGGAAGAGATCACTCACCCCTGCCCGTTGCCCCTCGGCCTTCATACTCCTGGCCGCCTTGATGCCACGGTGCCCACCGTTGGGGATCGCAAAGATGGCCCTAGTCAGTTCAGGGTACGTGCCCGCACTGCCACGGCACCACGCGATCAGCGCCACCTGCTCAAGATGCTCCAGGTTACGGCTCATACCTCCAGGGCTCCTTCAGACAGTAGCGCATAGACACGCTGGGCTATCATCCCGGAAAGTACCTTGCGGGGGCCGCCATAGTCGAACACCAGTGTCAAATTGGCCGGTACGTGACTGGCCTCTATGTACGTGGCCTCTACGACCCGCCCTAGGTCTACCCACCGTTCCACGAAGTCCGCTGGGTTGCCTACCTGATAGCGCACTTTCATCGTCAGGCCTCCACCGGGGCGCCCCCGGTAACCTTGTTCACGGACTTAGTGATGGCGGCCGGGCTGTCCAATTGGAGGTCAGTGCCCTCGTCCAGGGCGCGGAATACCGCGCTTACGTCCGTGGGCGAGAACGCCTTGGTCAGCATGGTCAGCGCCTTGAGGCACCATTCGTAGTCAGCCGGTGTCTTAGGGCCACCCTTGACCACCGCCTCTTCAAAGCTACCCTGGCCCGCCTCAGTCACAGCCCAAGGGCCGTAGATAGCGCCCAGTCGCCCGCGCGCTTCCTCCATGTCCCGCTCGGTAGGCAAAGGCGGCGGCGCACCCTTCTGCCCGTCGCCCTGGGACCGCTTCTTGTCCTGCTGGCGCTTGCTCTTGCCGGTGCCGGCATTTCGCACGGAGCCATGAGCTTCCCGCCGGTAGGGCTCTACCTGCTCCTCTTCCTGGTCTCCGGTAGCCAGCATGAAAGCCGCGCTCAGAGCGTGCTTCCGTGCGTAGGTCATGGCTTTGCCACTGGCCTTGTCCCCTGAATCCACGCCCTGGCCAATCGTCACGATAGTCAGGCGTTCTTCCATGTTCTCGGCATTGATGAAGCTGGTCTCCATCCGCACGGTCAGTTTGTAGGCCGTGCCACCACTGTTGTACGTCACCTCCTGCTCATGGAAGTCGGCCACCGTGGCGATCACCAACACACCATGCTCGGCGCACAGGTTGCGGACGGTGTTCACCACCATCGCGTAGCTGATGCCCTTGTGCTTGTTGTTTCCAAAGCCCACCTCGACGTCTTTCGTCAAGGGGTCGGCCCCAGCGGCTATAAGTAGCATCCGCTGGGCCAGGTTTAGTTTAGATTCGGTTCCCATAATGGTTCGGTTTAAAGGGTTGACAATTCGCGGACGGCGCAGCGTGGCGCACGCACAATGGAGGTGTGACAGCCACAGGGATCAGCCCTTAGAGTCAGACCCACCCCCTGCCAAGCCGCCATTGCGGCGAGAAAGCGCGCCGTTGCCCGCAGGGCAAAACGGAACAGGCTGGCTTTACGCGCCACGCTCCACCTCCTTGAGGTTCTGCGCGAGGGCCGCCAAAGCCTCAGCGCGCCGCTGGAGCGCCTCTAGCGCCCTGGCCGTGTCCAGCAGGCTTGCTCGGACGTTCGCCACTACAGCGGCCAGCGAGGATGCATCAACCCGTTCTGCCCTGGTACTTGCCGCGCGGTGGACGCGCATCGGGCTCCTGACTGTGGCCAGTACCTCCTCAGCCCGCTCGTCAATGACCACCATGCCGTCATCGTCACGGCTCAGTGCCTCCCTACTCAGTAGGCTGGACACGGTACCCAAAGGCATTGCCAGTTTCTCAGCCAGGTCCTGCGCTGTCAGCACAGCGCCTCGCAAGGACTGGAGCGTAGTCGCCCGGTAGTCCTGTGCGTGTTTTATCTGCTCTTCGCGCTTCATCGTCACACCTCCTTAGGTTGATTGAAGGCGTTTTGCGCTTATCAGGCGGCCGGCGCTATATTGAACCGCGTCGAAGTCACACCCTATTTCGCGCATCACGCCTGGCCCCGGTAGTTATCCCACTGCCGGGGCCTTCTGTTTGTGTGCCAACAATGTACGTTACCGCACGGTGAACAGCAACTCAGCGAGTCACAACACGACCTCTGTGTGCAACAAAGTTGCAGTATTGCATCACAGCGTGTCACCTTCCGTCACCAGGACACTGGTCTGAACCTCTAGCGCCTCCACGGCCTGGCGCACCACGCCCAGTCGGCCGACCACTGTGCGGTGTCCATTGAGCAGTTGGGACAACTGGGCAGGCGAGAGTCCGCAGTGTGCCGCTACGTCGCGGTGCTGCACGCCCGCGAACCGGAGCCGTCGCACACGCAGGGCCATGTCCATCACGGCCGGGGATGTTCTATTGTGAAGTTCACCAGGCATCTTTTGCGCGCCTACTGTTAACTAGTTTACTTTGACGTTGGAGGAACAACCATTAGAGGTTATCTGATATGGTAGGAGACCGAATCAAGATGGCCATAGACCTAGCAAGTACCCTTGGCACAGGCCGCGAACGTGAATGTGACCCTGGACAGAAAAGCCTAGTTGACTCTGTCAGCGTCGCGGGGGTAACTTAGTGTGTTAATTGGTTAACACGCAAGGGCACCTCATTGAACGTAATTCCTTCGCGCACGGATACCGTCGCACTCGCTGAAATCCGGCCGCACCCCAAGAACCCCCGCCAGGGGGATGTGGGAGCGATCACAGACTCTATCAACCACCACGGCTTCTTCGGCCGGCTGTTGATACAGGAGTCCACCGGGTACATCATTGCCGGCAACCACCGGTATCAGGCCGCCCTCGCCCTGGGCGCCGACACGATCCCAGTCGAGTACCTGGACGTTGATGACCAGCAGGCCGCCAAGATCCTGGCCGTGGACAACCGGCTGAGTGACCTCGCGGACTACGACCGCAGCGCGCTCACTAAGTTGCTCTTGGAGTTTGCCGAACAGGACACCCTAGCGGGCACAGGCTACACGGGGGATGACCTGGACGAGTTGATGCTTGAAATGGAGTCGGCCCTGGGGGACGCCTACGAGGAAGAGCAGACAGCAGGCGGCGGTGACGCGGCCGGCTACGAATTCACGCCCTCCATTGTCTACACCGTGGTCTTTGACACACGGGAGCAGAAAGACGCCTTCATGTCTTTCCTCACGTGGCTCCGCACTGATGACGCCAACATAGCCGGCGACACCATCGCGGAACGTCTACTCACCTTCCTACAGGACCATGCCGATCCACAGGCGTTTCATTGACTCCGATGTGTTGACGGAGGCCCGCCAGCGCATCCGCTACGTCATGGCCAGCTTCGACAGCTGGTGCGTGGCCTTCTCCGGGGGCAAGGACTCCATCGTGGTCCTGCACCTGGTGCGCCAGGCGATGGACGCGGCCGGCCTGCAAGACCAACCGCTGGAGGTAGTCTTCCGGGACGAGGAATTGATCTCTGATGTAGTAGTCAACACCGTGCGGTTCTACTTCGACCAGCCGGAGCGCTACGCGCTGCGCTGGTACGCCGTGCCGCTCATGTCCGAGAAGTTCATCCTGGGGCGCAAGTATGAGTACGTCCAGTGGGATCCCGCCCGCCCGCACGTAAGAGACAAGCCGGCCTGGGCTATCACGGAACCGACTGGCCGCGTGTTTGACCAGTACAGCATGGATGACTTCGCCACCCGGGACATGGCCGGCCGCGTGGCTGTCTTCAACGGCACCCGGGCCTCGGAGAGCCTCACCCGCCGGTTCTCCTGCCTCAACAAGCTGGATGACAACTACATCAACGCCACAGAGGTCGGCAGGGTCAAGATGGTCAAGCCCATCTATGACTGGGAGGAAGTAGACGTCTTCCGCTTCATCCACGACGAGGACATACCCTACTGCCCCATCTATGACGCCCAGTTGTGGAATGGCGAGGCCCTGCGCGTGTCCACCCCCCTGCACGCGGAAACCGCCAAAAACCTGGGCCGCCTGCGCACGCTAGACCCGGCCTTCTACGACCGCATCCTAAGCGTATTCCCCGAAATGGAGGTGCAAGACCGGTACTGGAATGACATAGATCGCAACGTCGTGTTTGCCCAGTACGGGGTCTCCTGGCGCGCCATGATCTCCTGGATCAAGGACAACATCCCCGACCCGGCACTGCGTGCCCTGGCCGCCAAGCGCGTGCAAACGTGCCGCTCCATTCGCCGCAACAACCTCCGGAAGGGTGTCTCGAAGGACACCTACGGGGGCTATCCGCTCCTGTACGTGTTCAAGCAGATCATTGGGGGCAACTACAAGCGCGTGATCCTGCCTTTACGGGCCGCCAAGGTATCCAAGGAAATGCGGAGGTGGGAGGATGACTGAAGCCGCTATCAAGCGATGGATTGACCGCCACCTTCCCACTATCATGAGCCAGCTGGGCCTTCAGGAGTGGTTTGTGCGCGTGAGCATCAGCACGGAAGAAGCTCCGGACATAGCCCTTGAGATTCACACGGCCGCCAGCGTGGACTACGACGCGCCGCACCGCGAGGCTCACATGACCGTCCATGTGACCTTCGTCACTAATGCCGCCAAATTGAGAGCCTTCGTCACGCATGAGTTGCTGCACCTGGTGGTCGCGGACCTGGAGACCGTCGCCAGCACCGTCGCCAGGGGCGAGGTGGAGGGTGCCCTGGTAGAGGATGCGGTGGAGTTGCTGGTCTGCCGCCTGGAAAAGATCGTGTTGTCATGATGCTACGCGAAGTCACTCACGAATTCATCCTCCAGTTGGCGCGGGATTGGCGCCCGGAGGGATTGATCCTCACGCCCACCAAGGGGCCGTGCTACTGGTATGTAGAAAAAGAGCGCCGGGGCTTCTGCTGTATCGCAGTAGTAGGGAAGCAGCGGATAGCACGCAGTAGGAGCCTGTTCGTACACGTGGACCACCGTCGCCAGGGCCTCGCGCGACTCATGGTCGCGGAGTGTATGGACCTGGCCGCCGGCATGGGGTGCCGAGCAATGGATGCCCACGCCAACCCCAACTCGCTCCACCTGTACGAAACACTGGGGTTCGCACCCGTGGGCCACAACTCGAAGCTCAACACTACCCACGTATTCAAGGCGTTCAAATGAATCCCTACGGACAACCGATCGGCCCGCCCGTATCAGCCCGCTTCCCCGTGTCAGAGAACTACATCTACGAGTTGCGGTATCGCACCAAGGACCAGCCTGGCGCCATGACCATGACGGGCTGGGTGGAAGAGATCAACAACAGCACCGAGGACGGGCGCTATGGATGGAAGCGGGTTATCGTGCGCTTTCGGGCCATTAGATCACACGTAGTGTCCATCGCCGGCAACCTGACCATATACGCGCTGGAGGTCGAGGAGATTGGCCCTGCCACACAGAAGGCAGTCGGCGGCCTTATTCTACCACCGACTATAGGGAGGACATGACTATGGGACTATCGACGTACAACGGCTGGCCAGGAGACTTCCGAGAGCGCCGGTTTGCCCGCTGGAAGAAAGACCCGCGGAATAAGCACCGCCCTGGAGACGCGCTCAACATCCGAGAGCACAAGTATTCCAAGGCCTGGGTTCCTGAGAAGGTCTGAGTAGAAAACAACACCCTGTGTTGCTGCATTAACTTCATTCGGTATAAAAGGGCCACCCGTCATGACCAAAAGAGACCTCAAGCCTGCCCCGAAGCCCAAGAACCAGGGCAAGGGGAAGCCGGCCCGCTACAACAAGAAGATGGTCCTGGACGCGATCAAGGGCAGTGGCGGCTTCATCAGTGTCCTGGCCGCGCGACTTGCCTGCTCCCATCGCCATGTCCACAACCTCATCAACAAGTATGCAGACGCGCAGGGCCTGATCGACGAAGAGCGCATCCGCCAGGTGGACTTCGCGGAGGGCAAGCTGCAAGAGAAGATCCGCACCGGCAACATGACGGCAATCATCTTCTATCTCAAGACCCAAGGGCGCGACCGGGGCTACGTGGAGCGCTATGAGCAAGTCATCACCGACCAGTCCACTATTGGCATCAATATCCTGACCACTGAGCCCGAGGAAGCCGCGTGACTGCTACCCTATTCCTGCTACTCACCCCTGTCGCCATCCTGCTATACAACGTGGTGGCCTACGGTGTCTTTGAGGCCCAGCGAGAGGCGGCCGTTATCCGCGACAATCAACTGGCCCGGCAGCGCGACCCGGCCAAGGGAGCGGCCAACTCAAAGCAATGGCACAAGGCGAACGGAGTGTTCACCGGGATCAACTACCTGGTACTGACCCTACTGCACGCGGTCCTGTACGGCCAGCTGGGCGGCGACCCCCGCATCTTTGCGGTGTTCGTGCTTGTCCTGCACCTCAGTACGCGCTGGCTGGTGCGTGACGCCATGATCTACTACTGGTGGAAGGGCAGCTTCCTTGACCAGGTGCCTACCGTAGAAGGCCCGTGGGATCGCTGGGACGCCATTGCCCGCTGGGTGCATTTCCACGTAATGAACCACTGGGTACTCAGGACACTCCTGGTGGCCGGCTTCTACGGGGTCTACTACCTGTGGGCGGCGCTTTGACCTGGGCTAATCCCAAGAAGCACCGCCGGCGCAACCGGCAAGATGCCGGCAGGGAGAGGATTCGCCTGCGCTGGATACGGATGCTCCACTGGATGGGCCGGGTCAGCCTCGTTGCATTCTTCGCGGCCCCTGTAGGCGGCTACTTCCTGGCGGGGTGGCAAGGTGCCGTCGTGGGCACCGTGGCCTCAGTCGCCATACTGGCGGGAATGAAGCAGTTCGACGCGCTTTACAGCAAACGGTGACCCGTGAGCCTTATCAGCTACACCCGCCGGTCAGCCCGGACGCGCGAGATAAACTTCTCGCTGCACCCTGGACAGATCCGTTCGCTGGAGGCCACTAAACGAACCGTCCTGGTGTTGGCCGGCACGCAGGGAGGAAAGACCACGATTGGCCCTCTGTGGCTCTTCCGAGAGATGCAGCGCAAGGGGCCAGGGGATTACCTGGTGGCCTGTCCGTCCTTTGACCTCATGGCCAAGCGCGCTACGCCGGAGTTCGAACGTCTGTTCGAGCGGGAGTTGAAGCTGGGCAAGCTGTACCGGGGCGGTGCCCGCGCCTTCATCATGAACCCGCGGAACCACAGCCGAGTGTGGGGGAACCGCTTCCTCGACCAGGCTGACGAGCCCACCCGCGTCCTGTTTGGGCACGCCAAGAACCCGGACAGCCTGGAGAGCGCCACCATCAAGGCGGTATGGATGGATGAGGCAGGGCAGAAGGCGTTCAAAATCGCCTCATACGAGGCTATTCAGCGCCGCCTCTCTATCCACAACGGCCGCCAGCTAATCACGACCACTCCCTACAACCTGGGCTGGCTCAAGACGGTACTGCACGATCCAGGTGTCAGGGGAGACCCGGACATAGACCTGGTGCGCTTCGAGTCCATCATGAACCCCACCTTCAGCCGGGAGGTATGGGATCGGGCCCAGCGCACGCTCCCGCGCTGGAAGTTTGACCTGTTCTACCGGGCCATATTCACCCGGCCGGCGGGCCTTATCTACGACTCGTTCGACGATAACGATGTGGTGACGCCGTTCAAGATACCGGAGGACTGGCCCCGGTACATCGGCATTGACTTCGGAGGTGTCAACCTGGCCTGCATCTTCTACGCCTGGGAGCCGGGCGGCGAACTGTTCGCCTACCGGGAATACTACCCGCAGGAGCATCGTAGCGTGGAGCAGCACACTATCGCCATGCTCAAGGGGGAGCCCCGTAGGCCGCGCACCGTGGGAGGGGCACCGTCTGAGATACAGTGGCGCCGGGAGTTCGGAGAAAGCGGTTTGGGCATTGAGCGTCCCCGCATCACCGAGGTAGAAGTGGGCCTAGACCGCGTGTGGGCCGCTCACAAGGCCCGGCGCATCAAGGTTTTCAACACCCTAAGTCATTATCTTGACGAAAAGCGTTCCTATTCCCGCGTACTGAACGACGAGGATCAGCCCACGGACGCGATTGAGGACAAGCACGACTATCACCTCATGGACGCAGAGCGGTACATAATCTCCGAGATTCTGGCCGTCGAGAGCGCCGAGTCTACCACTAGCATGACACCGTTCTAGGTGTCACCCCGTGTCAATGGCCAACCGCAAAGCAGACCAGTTCTTCGAGAACTCGCATCAGACACAGGTTGTAGAGGCCGCCGGCGGCAACAGTGGCGCAGGCAAGGACGCCAACGCCTGGGTGCTACAGGAGCATCCTGAATACAACAGCATGGCGCCGAAGTGGGAGTACGTGGATGACCACTACACCGGCAAGATGCTGGAGCCTGGGCGCATCAATCGGTACCTCATCCAGCGGTCGCAGGCCGAGCATGACAAGGAGTACGAGGAGCGGATCGCCAACTGCTCCCAGCCCTACCACATGGCCTACATCTTCGACACGTTCGGGGGGCTAATCTCCGCAGCGGACCGCAACGTCACAAGGCTCTTCCAGGAGGACGTAGAGGACGGCAACCAGGCACCTGATGGATTAGGATTCGCTGATGACCCGGAAACGCCTGCTGGTAAGCTCATGGCGAACACGGACGGGGAAGGCACCAACTACGAGCCGTTTTGGCAGCAGTTCGTCACCGACCTCATCCGCTTCAACCGGATGTTCGTCCTGGTAGAAGGCGTGGAGTGGGACGCAGACGGAGAGGTGCTGACAGAGCCCCACTACCGCCTAATAGACCCTCTGTCGGTGACCAACTGGCGCTATGAGGGCAGCCGCATGGTGGAGTGCATGGTCAAGCATCAGGTGGACACCCGGGAAAACCTACGGGATGAAGCCAAGCCGCGCGACCGGTACACGCACTACCACGAAATGGGCTGGGACGTCTACGAAGTGACGGTCACCAAGGGCGGCAAAAAGCGCGTCACCCAGCTGGTGGAAGAGTCCGGTATCTACGATTACTTCGACTCGGCCGATGGCGCCCAGCGCATGCTGCCGATCTTCCGGGTAGACCTCCCCTTCCGGCGCTACCTCGCCTACCAAGCCGCACGGCGGCAGAACAGCATCTTCAACCAGGAGTCCGAGCGGGACGCCTCTCTGCGACAGGGCCTCATTGCCCGCCTGGCCATCGTCGGCACCACCACCTTCTACCAGGAGGTGGAGAAGAACCTGGGGCTCGGGTTCAAGCTGATGCGGCATGATCCGGACAACAGCACGACGCACTACTTCATTGTTCCACCGGTGGAGCACGCACGCCTGGCCACGGAAGTATTGGATGCCAAGGTCAAGGACTTCATGGTCACCACGTTCCGGGAGTACGCGGACGCGGGATCGCAGAAGACTGCCACCGAGGTAGACCAGGATCGTCGCGCCGGCCTGGAAGCTTTCCTGGAACTGGTCATCACCGCACTGACCGAGGCAGAGAACCAGTCCGTAAAGCGGTTTGAGCAGGCAGTATTCCCCAAGCGCCGCGACCTGTGGGGCCAGGCCATCATCAGCCGCGACCCGGACTTCCAGTACATATCTGTCGCCTCGATGGTAGACAAACTGGTCGAACGCATCTTTGGCCCGCGCACGCTCCCTGTCGGCACGGTGGCCACCCGCGCTACCCTCAAAATGTGGCTGGACTACCAAGGCGTCAAGTACGACGATGCCGAGGTGGAGCAGGCTGTGGATCGCTTCATGGCCCAGCTGGCGCAGGAAGAGGATGCTATGGGGGCCTTGACCGGCGGGTTCTAAGATGCCCACGCTCCAGGGCACGTACCTGCAATCTATCGCAGAGGTACGGGCCACTCTGCCGGCCCTGAATTCCCAGGTAGTCAAGCAGATCGAAGTCACCTACGCCCGCGCGTTGGCAGCCATGATCAAAGAGGTGGCTGAGGGGCGCTTGACGGCCGAGCGCGCCGCTGCCCTGTCTGCCTCCATTATGGACCGGATGACGGCCCTGGGGATTGATGTGAGCAAGATTGTTCAGTCGCTCCAGCTACAAGCGGCGCACGCGATGGTACAGGGTCACCAGCAGGCCGTGGCTCTGACCGCGAAGGCCGCAGGCGTGGCCACGCAGGCCAGCTTCACGGACGTACCTCATCTGGCCGTCGAGTACCTGGCCCGCCGGCAGAGTCTCGCAATGGGGCAAGGGGCCACTGGGCACGCCGCACGCTTCCAGGCGCTCATTCGTCGCAACATCCAGGGCGCAGCCGGCAACTTTGACGCCGTGTTGGCTACCGGCGTCGCTACGGGAGCGGACGCCAAAGACGTTGTTCGTGCGATGGCCTCCCTCATGGCCCAGCACACGCAGGACCCGCAGGCGCAGATGCTGCTGGACCGCATGGGGATCCGGGGCGGCATGAGGCGCAACCTGTCCGACACGGACAAAGCGCTCTTCAAGTCCCTGACGGCAAACGAGGATTTACTGGGCCGCACCCGCAAGATCCTCACGGATGCCCGCCGCCTGGGGATCAATGAGGTGAACAATGCGCTCTTTGAGGCCGATATCCTGGCGGCCGCGCGCAGCCCGCTGGTGGGCGGGCTCCAGTGGACGCTCTCCGGGCGTCACAAGGGCCTGCCCTCCACTCCGGACCGGTGCGATTTTTACGCCTACGGGGATTGGTTCGGCCTGGGCACGGGGTTGTTTCCAGTGGAAATGTTTCCCCCTATGCCGCACCCGTACTGTCTGTGCTTCCCGAGCGTGGCTCTCCGGCCGCCGTCCACCTGGGCCACCGCGCGGCCGGCGCCACCGCCCCTGCTCAAGCTGCCGACCTTCGCCTTGCCCAGCGGCAAGGGCGTGACAGGGCTCAAGACCTTCATCACTGCCCACGAAACCGACTATACCGGCGCTTCTGACCTGGTGGCCTACGGCAAGAAGGAGTTACAAGCTGCTCAACGCGCCCTGGCGGCCGTTCAGGCTTTTCCGTTATCGGGCTACGGCCAACCACTGTCCCTGACCAAGATCAAGGAGGCGGCCGCACAGGCTGCATCAGCCCTGGCTACGGAGGCCCTGGCTCAGGCAGATGAGGCGTGGCCCGCGGACTTCGCTCAACTGAAGGATGTGGGCGCCCTGGGCGGCTCAACCGGAGCCCGCAAGCACGTCGATCCCCGGACCGGCAGACACTACGTGGTCAAGACGGGCGCCAGCGAGGCCCACCTGCGGGAAGAGGCCCTGGTGGACGCGCTCTACCGGAGTCTGGGCGTCCGGGTGCCGGCCTTCAAACTGTATGAGGCAGGCGGCACCACCTACAAGGTGGCTGAATTCCTGGAGGACAGCGTCACGCTCCGGCAGTACCTACAGACCGGCACCCCCAAGGGCATCAGCTACGCCCGCCGTCAGCTGCGCCAGCACTACGCGACAGATGCCCTGCTGGGCAACTGGGACGTAATCGGCCTGGACCTGGACAATATCCTAGTGACGATGGACGGGCAGATTCCGCGCACCTGGCGCGTGGACAACGGCGGTGCCCTCCGCTATCGGGCGCAAGGTGCCCTCAAGGCGGCGCAGGAGTTCGCCGGCGAGGTGACAGAGTTGGATTCCATGCGGGGCCTTCACTCGACCATCCAGCCCAACCGGGGTGCGGCCTGGGCATTCGCCAAGGACGGCCGCACAGCAGCAGTCTCTGACAAGGATATCCGCAAACAGGTGGTCACCTTGCTACGCAGGGAGAAAATGGTCATGGCCGCACTACCCGATGAGCTTAAGCCGATCATGACGGAGCGGTTTGCCTATCTCCGGCGCTGGCTGGAGGACGGCAACCTGGCCCCGCTCAAGCAGGCGGCCGGGGAGGTGGATGACGTATTCACGGCCCAGCTGGCCCAAGAGGTACGGGAGAAGCAGATGCACGGCCGTAGTCTACTGGTCGATGAGGGGGACATTGAGGACAATCAGATCCTCGTGTTCACCCGCAAGGCAGCAGACGGGTCCACGGAAACCGTCATGCAGCTGAAGGTGCGAGAGGACGGATACCGCAAAATCGCTGAGGCACTGGGCGCGCCTGCTCAAGGGGCAGTATCCCCGCTACAGATTGAGGTGAATAACCATGTGGAGACCATCAAGACGCTGGTCAAAAACGTGGCCTACCACGCCACTGACGGGAAGTACAACGCCGGCACGGTGGCCGCAGCCAAGGACGCCATGAATGCGCTGGAGACCCTGCGGGCGGCAGGAAAAATCAGCACACTAGAGGCCCGCCACTGGGGCAATGTCTACCAGGCCACTATCAAGGCCATGCAGGCCGTGGAGCCTCTACCACTGCAGGACCTCTCCCGGCCGCTCACCGTGGTCTCCAACACCCCCGTACCCAAGGGCTCGGCCGGGTGGAAGTCCTCTGCCCACACCGGCTGGGATGCGCACATTGCGGATTACAGTCAGGGAGAGGTCGGGCACGCCAAGATGACCCTGTTGACCAACGATAACCGAAATGCATTGGGCAACACTTCCTACACCAAGGGAGTCAAGAACGGCGTCACCGTGCGCGTGGTGAACGCTACGGATCCGGTCCGCGCTATGCGGGGCATGGTTGAAGTGGTCATGCCGGGCGAAGTCAGTGAGCAGCAGATCCGGTTGGCCAGGAAGGCGCTGGAGGATTTGGGCCTCGATGTGTCGCCCGCCAGTCCGGAATACCTGGAGGCGCTCTATCTGTACCGGCACATTGACGTACGGGATGACCTATTCACCAACGCGGACTGGTTGAAGGCGACCACTATACTCAACGACCAAAGCCTCAGCCTGACCGAGCGGCGCAGTCGCCTCTACGGCATAGTCAAGGATAAGCTGCCCGTTCCCGCACCGGCGCAACTGGCGCAGTTGGCGAGAGGGACAACCGTGGCCCCTGGTGAAGGGGGGTGGCGCACGTACTCCCGGTTCGACTTTGACGCGAAGCGGATTGATAAGCTGATGAACCGGATAGAGTACACCCACGGCACCGGCATGGAACCGGATGACTACGTGGTGAGCATGATCCGGCAGGGCGGGGCCGTCACATCGACCTCCGAGCGCGTGCGCCGGGGCGTGACGATCACAGTGGGCAACTCGCCGTACTCCGACTTAATCAACGGGCCGGCTGACTTCTACTTTACCCAGCGCAGTGCCCTAGGGACCAGGACTAACGCCTATGGTCGGGTGGCCCTCACCTTCAAGCCTTCCAAGGTGCTGGGTCGCCTGCAAAACTGGTCCTTCAACGGGGACTACATGGACCACATCACCGTCGTAGACAAGACGGACGCTATCCGGGCGTCTAGGGCCTCCACACCGGAGGGCGCTAAGGTCATGAACCATTACCGAAACGAGACCCTAATCAAGCGCGGCTTTCACCTGCGCGATGTCAAGACGGTCTATGTCAAGAGCTTGGCGCAGCAGGACCGTATCATCCAGGAGATGAAGCGGGCCGGTTACACCAGCTGGTATGACGGGCGCTCCTTCACCGAAGTCATTCAAATACGACTATGATCCACACGGCGGTGCTGGACAGCTTCAAGCAGATCCTGAAAGAGGCACCGTTTGCCTACACGCAGACCGAGGGCCTGGACGGACACCCGGTGCTGGCCGCTCACGCGGCCCTCTACCTAAGCGGCATCGAGGACGGCCTACCTTACGCGATCGCTTGGCGCGGCGCCGGCTACGAGGACAAGGCGCAGGTCACGTTCTTCCGCGAGGCCACCGGCGGCCCGGCTGGCGTGTGGTTTTGGAACGGCGAGGCTAACCTGGTGGCTAGCATGAGTCCAGTGAGGCTCCAGGGCGACAGCGGCCTGCAAGCAGAGCGGGGCGCTTTCGACCGCAAGAGCCTACCGTCAGCTGTAGCTGCGGTGATGTTCGTGAGCGAGGACTTGGGCGCGCGCGTTATCTAGCCACCGCGATCCGCACCCGGTAACCCTCATACAGGTAGGCCAGCGACTTATCCTGGTCCTTGATGATTACCACCGTCACCAGGCCGGGCTCGTAGACTACGGTCAGGGTGGCTAGAGCAAACTCCAGCGGCAGGGGCATCCAGCTTCCGGGCGTCTTGGCGTCGGTGTAGGCCACCACAAAGCCAGCCTCAATGTCCTGGGCCGTGAGCAAGGGCGCAGGGGCTGACCACTGCTCCACCGGGCCGTTGTTTGTCCAACTGGCCGGGACCGGCAGTCTAAGCGTGAGAGACTCTAGGGCCAAGGAGCCGTTTTCACCGGCAGGGCCTACCGGGCCTTCACAGGCGGCAAGCAGCAGGAGCAGCGCGAGAACGGGGGCTGAACGCATTGGAATAGTCGCTGTGGTACCACGCCAAGTTAATGAAGGGCCGGCCCCGGACGGGCCACTGACGCGATTTGTCGGGCGGGTAACAGGGGGTGTTGCGTTTGCGACACCTTGGGATATACCTTGACCTCCGGGTGGAGTTATCCAATTCCCTCAGACCATGCTCGCATACACCCCCTCGGCTATCAGCACGCCGCAAGTTGCTGTCTCCGGTTCCGGCCCGACCGAAAGGGGCCGCCTCGGTGTAGCGACCGCAACCGCAAACCCTGTTCTCTGACGATCTGACAATGGACTTCGCAAAACTGTTTGCCGACCTGGCAGGAGAAGGTGTGGATGCTGAGGCAGCCGCCAAAGCCCTACACGAAACCGCTCCGGCGGTCTATCAAGCCATCTTCCGATCCGGGCACTCGACCGCCACGGCCCAAAGCAAAACCAAGCTGGACGCCCTGGCGGTGGAAGTGGATAGCTACAAGGAGGAGGTCTCCAAGCGCGACGAACGGCTAAAGTCACTGGAAGGTGACAAGCCTGACATCGCCAAGATTGAGGCCAAGTACCAGCAGGCTATCGCTGACCGCGACACCAGGCTGACCGATTTGCAGAAGAAGCTGGATACCGAGCAAGAGTCGAACACGGCTACACTCAAGTCTACCCACCTGTCCATAGAGCGCGAACGGTCTCAAAACATTCTCGTCCGCGACTATGGGGTAGATCCGGACTACGCACGCATCATGCTGCTAGACCCGGACTTCGAGAAGCGCGTGCTTTTCGATGAAAAGGGAAGAGTGAGTGGTGCCCTGCAAGACGATGGGGTGACGCCTGTGCCCGTTCCCAGCGGCAAGACGCTATCGGATGCCCTGGCCCGCGAGTTGGCCGGCAGAGTGCCCAAGAAGTTCATCGAGGACCGCCGCCAAGGCTCGTCCGGACTCGGCAAGGGCCAATCCGGTGCCGGTCGCATCTACAAGGAATCGGAGATCAATAGCTGGTCCCCCTCTGAGTACGCGGCCAACAGGGATGACGTAAACAAGGCCATGACCGATGGGCGAGTCATAAGTGACTCCTGAGTGCTCTTGTCATGGTGGCTTGATCTAGAATCTATTCCTTCCACCACCATCCCGAATCACTCCGATGGCTCTAACTAACTTTGTCCCTACGATTTGGTCGCAGGAGATCAACTTCCAGCTCTATACGATGCTGGTGGCGCTCTCTGTTGTGAACCGGGACTACGAGGGCGAGATCGCCAATCACGGGGACACCGTGAAGATCAACCGCCCAGCTGCTGTCACTGTCAGTACCTACAACGTAGGCTCTGATATCAGCTTCCAAGTCCCGACCAGCACGCAGACCACGCTGAGTATCAATCAGCAGAACTACATCGCCATTACCATTGACGATGTGCGCAAGGCTCAGGCCAACATTGAGTTGATGCGCCCCTACGTGCAAGAAGGTGCCTACGCACTGGCTGACACCCTGGACACGTTCATTTTTAGCAAGTACACCGGGGCCGATGCCGGCAACGTGATTGCCAAGGCCACCCTCAGCAACTCCACGATTTGGGACGCGCTGGTGTCGGCTAAGAAGAACCTGTCGCTCAACAACGTGCCGACGCCAGGCCGCTGGATGGTATTGTCTCCCAACGAAATCGCGCTCCTGGAGGATTCTTCGGAGTTCCAGCGCGCTTCCCAGTTGGGCGATGACGTCAGCCGGAACGGCTTTGCTGGCCGGGCCGCAGGGTTCGACATTTTCGAGTCGAACAACCTGACAGTGGCCAACGACGGGTCGCACAACGTGCGCCACTGCGTCTATGGTACCAACGCCGCTATCACGTTCGCCAACCAGTTGACCAAGATGGAAAGCGGCCGGCACGAGAAGCAGTTCGCGGACTACGTCCGTGGGCTGATGCTCTACGGAGCGGCAGTGGTCAAGCCGAAGGCCCTGGGCGACTTGCGCGCCATCGTGGCCTAAGTGACTTCTCCCGGTTGACCATTAGAGGGGCGGCAGTGTAGTCCATGCGCCGCCGCCCCTGGTTAACCGCCCACCCTGAAAAGACCTTTGTCGAGAGCCATGCCTGATACCCAAGCCTACCTGGTCAAGAACAAGCAGACCGGTGTCACCTGTGGCGTGACCCGCAAGATGTTCTACGGCCTCATCGAAACCGAATCCGACCTGTACGAGGATGCCCGGCCTATGCCTACGGCACCCAAGGCACCGGCCAAGGCTAAGACGAAGGGCAAGGCGAAGGCTGACGCGGCCTCCACGGAGTAAAGGCCCGTGGCTACCTACTTCGACAGTACCGACGCTGATGACAAGGCCCTCCTGCACGCCTCTATAAGAGCCCATGCGGAGTTGGCCAATGTCGCGGCGCTTGTGGAAGAGGAAGTCCTGCGTCACTACACCCTGGGCGATACGGCCAGTGGCCGCGAGGTCTACTTGCAAGGCTACACGGCTGACGCGGATGCCGCAGACGCGGCGCTCCGGGAATCGCTCCGGCGCACCGTTGGCGAAGTGACCAGCCACCGGCTGAGACACTACGACAAGGAGCCCGGCCTAGTCAGAGAGTCACGCGGTGGCCGTTCCAAGCAATGGAGCGCGAAGGGCGTGGATCCTAACTGGCCCGATGGATGGACCCGGCGCCTGGTAGACTTCGACACCAGGACCCCTTTCTACAATCTGTGAGTGAAGTACCCGCACCAATTCAGCATCACCCGCGACTCCGGTGGCACTCAAGCCGCCAACGGGGCTTGGAACGCCGGCAGCGCCCTGGTGCTGTACAGCGGGGATGGCGATTGGCAGGAGATGAGCGAGGGTCTCAGCCGGCCAATAGGCGAGGCGCGGGACGATGACGCCAACGGGCGCGGCTACCTGGCCGAGCCCGAAACCGTGTTGACGCTCAAGCCGGGCGACCTATTCACGGTGACCTACCCGGACGGCACGGTGCGCAGTGGCCATGTCACCCGGATTAGATCCTTAGATGACAGCTTTGACGGGAGAGTATCGTGAGCCTACTGGTACCACACCTCAAGACGGACTTCACCGGCTTCCACAAGGAGGTGGCTACCTACCTGGGTGACACCGAGGAGGCGATTCTCGCGACGCTCAACACGGTTGGTATAACGCTAATCAACTGGTTGCGCTCCTCAGACGGAGAGAACGGCACGCAACCACCTGTCCGCAAGGGGGAGGGGCCAAGGGACGCCCACCCGGGAGGCTGGGCTGACAATACGGGTCGCCTCAACCGCAACACGCTATTCAAAGTGCTGCACCAGGGGAATCAGTACGTGCTGCGACTCTACAACAACACCAGCTACGCCATCAAACTGGACGAGAAGGACGGATACTTCGTCCTCTCCGGTGTGATCGACGGCCCTGACACGCCAGGGTACAAGCTGCTTGAAACCATGCTCAAGAAGGCACTGCCGGATTGGAGCGTCAAGCTGAGCTCATGAGTTTCACCACCGTCACACCACCCCGCGCCGGCGAAGTGCTAGCCGCCATTCAGGCCCTCCTGGATGTAGCGGCCGTTCAGGCCCTGTTGGGAGGTTCAGGCCGTGTGGTGCTGCGGGGCGCCGACTTGCCGGGATTGACCCGCACGGCCATTGGCCGCCTAGTGGTCATGCGTCGGAACACGGCCACGCGCTCCGAACACCTGGACCGGGTTCGGTATGCGGATTTCAATATCCGGCTGGACTTCTACTTGCCAAAGGCCGGCTTTAACCCGGACGCCTATTCGGAGGCGGTACACGCCGAAGTGTTCACCCTGCTGGAGGGCCAAGGCCCGTCAATGACTTACGCCGGCGTGGCTCACCCTCTGCGCCGCATCGTCCCGCCCTCGGTACCCACTGAGGACGATGACGCCAAAACATTCTATTCCCGCTCGGTCTACCGGATCGCGCTCAAAGCCGCCTGACCATGCCCACCTATCGAATCGGCCCTGCACGCTTGATGATCGCCCCGTCGTTTGCCAGCCCATTGACGGACTGGGTGGACATGGGCTACTCGCGTGGTGATGTGTCGGTCAACCTCACGCCGTCTGTGATCGCCAGGGGCAAGGTGGATCAGATTGGCCCCATCCCCTTCACGGAAGCGATCACCATTGCTCCAAAGGGCCTGACGGCCCGCGTGCCGCTGGCTGATCGTGACATAGCAAAGATAGCGCAGGCGTTTCCTGGGGCTGTGAGCGTGACGGCAGGCAGCAAGAAGGCCCTCACACTGCCCGCTGCGCCCCAGCAGTATTCCACGGTGGCCGTGGCCCTGCTCCCGGAGTTGGATATTGCCGACAAGGACAACCCCAACCCGTTCGACTCCGCGCACGCCATCTACTTCGAACTGGCCTGGGTCAAGGTGGTCGAACTGACGGAAGGCGCGGAGGTCACAGATGACGATGACGCCCTAAATGTCTTCCAGGTGGAGATAGAGCGCGTGCTGGGCTCCGGGGCCGCCGGCATCGGCTACCCCTGGCTGAATCCTGGGCTGACCAACCCACTGGGCATCCTGTACTCCTGGCAGCCGGCACTGGATGATTCCACCCCCGCTATTGGCACAGGAGAGATTGCCGCTCTGGCCACCTTCCCGGCGGCCGGCGTGACCATCCTGGTACAACTCTCCGACGCCGGCGCCTCCGGAGCGGCATTAATCGGTGACGCCTCGCTGGAAGCCGCTAAGTATTCCCTGGGCGTGGACTCCACGGCATCCTGGGCGCGGGTCAACAACACGCTCTACACGCAGGCCGGTCTTGGGGGTGTCGCTGAGACCGTCATGCAGCTGGCGGTCGCGGGCACGGTCAATGGCTGGGATGACAGCACGCAGGATATCACGGCGGCCGCCACGGCCTCTGTCTCCGGCCTGACGCTGAAATCAGCAGGCGACGATATCACGGTCTCTTACGACGAGGCTGATGTGACCGCCATTGTCATCGTCCTGGGCCTGCTCACGCCGGAGCAAATCCGCACCTACGTACGGTCATGAAGCAGCCCATCGCCACTCTGACCAACCTCTTCTATGGCCTCGCGGCCTGGTACGCCTACCTGGCTGACCAGCCGATAGCCGCCGGCGCGTTCTTGCTGCTGATGCTGGGCTCTGCCTGGTACCACATTGCCCGGAGCCGGTGGTCCAAGACCGCCGACGAAATGGGCATCTACGGCATCATCCTCGCGCTGCTGGTGGTCGCCTACCCGATTTCAGCGCCCTACTTGGCCGGCCTATGGGTAGTCCTGCTCCTGCTCAACGGCCGTGCCTCCAAGCACAGGGCAAAGATAATGACGGCCCTGGGGCTCTGTGTCATATTCATCGTCCAGTTGCGCGCGGGCCTGCTGCCGACGCTGGGGATCGTGCTGGTCATGCTAGCGGCCCTGGGCGCGCGTGACTTCGGCCATAGCGCCGATGACCCGCACGGAGGCTACTCGTTCATCAGCGACCTGTGTCACGGCCTGTGGCACGGCCTGACGGCGGCAGGGCTCTACCTGGCTCTCACCCAAATCTGACCTGACCCCATGCCCAACACGTATCGCATAGGCCCCGGCCGCATCCTGGTCGCTGACAGCATTTCTGATCCTATTGAGGACTGGCTAGACCTGGGGTACACGCGCGGCATCACCATTGACTTGACGCCGCACGAAGTGGCGCGCGGCCGTGTGGACCAGCTGGGGCCAGTGGCCTTCGCAGAGGCTGTATGGGTGGCGCCACGCGGATTCCAGGTACGGGCCAGTATGGCCGACCAGGACGCGGTCAAGGCGGTTAAGCTACTACCGGGATCAATCCTCGTCACCAGCAGCGCCAAGGAGGCACTGACCTTCCCGGCGCAGATAGCGTCCCTGGGCACGAAGGCGGTGGCCATTATCCCGGAGACAGAGTACACAGCGGGCGACCCCTGGGTGGACGCCAATAACGCCGTGTGGATGAAGGAGGCGTTTCTGTCCATCGACCAGGTGCCGGTAGGCGGCGAAGTGGCCGATGACGATGACGCCATTCACCGGATGGAGTTGGTGATCACGCGCTGCCTGCCTAACGCAGCCGGTATCGGGTCACCTCTTGTGGCGGCCCCGGAGGTCTATCCCCAGGGGTGTCAGTTTTTGTGGCAGCCCCTGCTGGACGGCCTGGTGCCTCTCGTCCGCGACAGTTACACCTTCACCCGCGCCTCTACCGCCACCTACACGGACGCGGATGGCGTAGTGCAGACCGCTGGGATCAACGTTCCCCGCTATGATGGGGCTACGGGGAGGCCGATCAACGAGCCGCAGGGGACAAATCTCCACACCCAAAGCGAGAACGATAACTCTTCGTGGACGGCGAAGGACGTCACACTTACCGAATATGTCGCCGCTCCTGACGGTAGCATTACCGCGACCCGAACCGTAATTGACTCCCAAACCGAGACTCATTACGTGATTTACGACAACGCGCATTCTGTCGTGGTGTCCGGCACTCAATACACACACTCTCTCCACGTAAAGATCGCCGATGGCGAGTCCTTATATTTACGCGTAAGAGGATCGGGATACTCCGTCTCCCTCGATTACAAATTCCTACGATCCGGGAATACCCTTGTCACAACGGAATCAACACCGGAGAAGAAAGGGTACAAATACATTGGCGACGGTTGGTTTCGCGTCTGGGTATCTGGGATTGCTGACGGGACAGGAGACAGCCGTTCTCAAGTATGGTTTTTGAACGGGACCAATACCTCCGTTGTGGGGAACGGGACCGATTTCTTTGACGTTTGGGGTGCCCAGGTCGAGGCCCACGACGGCCCCCCGACCTCCTACATCCCCACATCAGGCTCCACGGTAACGAGAAGTGCCGACGTTTGGGGCGGGGCCGGGACGTTCACTCGCGCATCGTCTGCTACCTATGTTCGAAATGGCGTGGTGAAATACGCTGGGACGAATGAGCCTCGTCATCAAGATTCGGGGCTGTTGCTGGAGCCGCAGAGGACGAATCTTCAAACATATTCGGGCGGCGAGTCGGGCTGGATACCAACGAGATGTTCGATCTCTGCGAACTCGGCTGCCGGCCCGGACGGAACGCTCACGGCTGACAAGCTAGTGGAGGACAGTAGTGCGTCAATTAATCACTTCGTCAGCCCCGTAGCCTTTGCCCTTACTATCGGGACTACGTATTCCGTGTCCTTATTCGTGAAGCCAGCGGAGCGGTCGCAGATAAGGATAAGGGTGACTGGTGCTGGAGTGATAGACTCCGGGGTCGCGTTCGACCTCGTTGCACTTACTACTTCCATCAAATACGGTAGCCCCTACCGCCAGTCTATTGTGGAAATGGCCGGCGGGTGGTTCCGGTGTTCGTTCACCACCGACGCGGCTATGGCATCTGGAAATGCTAGCTTCTATCTGTATTTGGAAAATGATGCCCTGGCCTATACGGGTGACGGCTCATCGGGCCTCTACTTCGAGGGTCTCCAAATCGAAGCTGGCTCCTCCCCCACGAACTACATCCCAACGGCGGGAAGCGCGGTGACGCGGAGTTCGGACTCGGTTGACTTTGCCCAAGCCAACATCCCGTCCCCATTCGTGGAGTTTACGGCCCACGCCAAGTTGACACTTGAGAAAGGCGTGTTCGACGGCAATGGCTCAATGGTAACTTCGGCCACTGGGGCATTGACCGATGAGTACCGAATGATGCTCCGAACATCTAGCGAGGGCAATGGTCGGCTTGAGTGGACGTTCGACGTAGAGAACGGCACCCTCAAAGAATACACGCACCTTGCGGATGCCGTTGCAGACGTAGAGCAGGACACAACCTTTCATGTGGACGGAACTGACGGATCATCCTACGCGGCAGACACGATACAGGAGTCGAAAGCTATTTCCGGTGATCCGACCGGGAAGGATTTTGCCGACGCTTTAAGATTCCAGCCCGCAAGCCAAGCGGTTGGGTTTTCAGGTTTCGTTGTTGTCAAAGGCACTCTCACCCCCGCCCAAATCCGTAAGTACCTCCGATGACCTAGGAAGCCAACACCTTGAGGCCCGGACACCAAGCCAACTGAACCCGCATTATGCCACACCTACGCAAGATCACCCGCGACCAAGCCATAGCCATCCAAGATGCCCAATCCGCAGAGCAGCATAACGCTGAACTGTCGGCCTACGCGGCCGCTGCGCTCTTCTCTGCTGTCCAGGTGGGCGAGTCTCCGACCTACCTGTACTTCCACGTGAACCTCGGCGATTCCAACCGCCTGCCTGGTACTTCCTTGGGGCAGTACAGCGACCTCGGCGGCTACGACCGCAAGGCGGTCCTGGAATGCACCTATGAGGGCGTGGAGGACATGGACGGGGAGGAAGTGCCCGTCACCCGGCGCGTCAAGATCAAGGACTTGCCGCAGGACACCCAGTCCCTAGAAACCGACCTTATCCCTCACCGATTCGCCTAACCGCGCACACGATTTCTGTGTGCCTATATTGACACCCAGCGTCACCCCGTAAACACGCCCAGTTAACCAGCATCAGATTAAGTCATGCCTAACAATTATAGCATCGGCCCGATGCACGCGATCTACGGAGACTTCCAAGACAACTCGGGAGCCTTCGTCGATGTGTCCTACCTCGGCAAAACGCGCGGTGACGTGATCGTGCGGCCTAACCCCAGCATCGCTAGGGGCAAGGTGGACCAACTCGGTCCTGTCGCCATCACTGACGCCATTTGGATCGGCGCCTACTCCCCTGAAATCGTCCTACCCCTGGTGGACGAGGACAAGACCAAGCTATCGAAGATCATGCTGGGCACTACGGTGGTCACCAGTGGGTCCAAGACGGCGCTCACCTTTCCCACCGGACCGCAGCAGATCGCCAATGCCAACATTGGCTCGTTGATGCTCATTCCTGTGCGCAAGACCTACACCAACTTCGGCAGCGGCGAAGACCCCTTCAACGATCCGGACAACTGGTTCTTCCCGGCGGTTATCCCGCGCGAGGTAGGCGAGTTCATGTACGGGGAAGTAGCAGACACCGACGATGCGCTCAACCCGCACACGGCGACGCTGATCGGCTGCTACCGCTCGAAGTGGCAGGATGACACCCTGGCCACGGGGCTCCCGCAGGTTCTCTTCCGGGGCTCTCCGGACGCGGCCGGCCTGTCCACAGGGTTCGACTTCGTCACCAACGCGCTGACTCGCTTCAACGCGCTGATCGCGACCTAAACCCTGGAGGACACCTGTGCAGGCTGCCTCGCTTGTACGTGCCGTCCTGCCTCGTCATTACGCCACGGAGGGCGGGCAGACAGTCGATGTTCGCCCGCCCTCTGTGCGTGAGGCCCTGGAGATCTTGTACCTATTGCGGTACGGCTCTGTGGACACAGACGAGGATGACCGGCACCTGTTGCGCATAACGCTCCTTTCGTGGCTAGGCCCGGACGGGGGCATGGTAGCGCGCCTGAGCGCCGCTGAGATTGGGGGCATCGTGCGGCACCTGGTCATGGACGGGCTGCCTGAGCGTGACCCTGAGGATGCAGAAGAGGAAGGAGAGGCAGACGAGCGGGACCACGAAGACCCGGAAGCCTGGATAGACCTGCTCCTGGACTACTGCGAGGTGTTCAACCTGGACCCTTTCCACACCTATACCACGATGCCCTTCCCGTGGCTGGCGGGTATGGCCGGCCAGCTGCATCGGGCCACCGCCCGGCGCACGCTCCGGGAGATCGACGCGGCTACCGTGCCCAACATGGAGAAGACCGATCGCAAGGCATTCCTCCGCGCGCTCAAGAAGCAGGCACGCGGCAACCGTCCTGTGCCCAAGGCCAAACCGATGACCGAGGCGCAGATCAAGCAGAATATGGACGCTCTACAAAAGGCATTTTCGCCCCTGGGAGGTTAAGCGATGGGACTCCGATCAGAAGCCATCCTAGTCACGGACAAGTGGCACCGCGCGCTCAACCTGATGACCAAGGACACGGAAGAGTCCTTCAAGAAGCAGGAGCGCACCGGCACGCAGGCGTATGACCGCCTGGGCAAGAAGGGCGTGTCCGTGGCCTCTAAACTCAAGCGGGCGTTCGCCGGGATCTTCGCCGGCACCAGCATTGGCTTCGCGGTTAAGAAGATGCTGGACTTCAACAAGGAGTTGGAGAAGACGCTGATCTCCTTCAAGGTGCTGACCGGCAGCCAGGAGAACGCTATTGCTCTGTTCAAGGAACTGGAGCGATTCGCCGCCTTCACGCCTTTCGAGCAGGCCACGTTGAACAAGGGGGCGCAGTCCCTGCTGGCCTATGGCTTCGCGGCAAAGGAGGTGGTCGGTATCCTCAAGGACGTTGGGGACGCGGCCGCCGCCAACCCGGAGGGGATGGAGCAGGGCCTCATGCGCATCGTCCGGGCCTTCGGGCAGATCCGGGCGCGTGGCAAGCTGGCGGGGCAGGAAGTCCTCCAGCTGACAGAGTCCGCGGTGCCGGCCCTGGAAATATTGGCCAACGCCTTCCGCAAGACCACGGGCGAAGTACAGAAGATGATCGAGAAGGGCCTGATCCCCGCCGACACCGCCATTGCGGCGCTGCGGGCCGGGCTCCAAGAGCGCTTCGGGGGCCTGCTGGCCGAGCAGAGCCGGTCGATGGATGGGCTACTGTCCACGCTCAAGGAGAACGTGACCATCATCACCCGGGACCTGGGCGCCGGCCTGTTTGACAGCCTGCGCACGGACCTCATGCAGGTCACGGACTCCCTGGGCCGCATGGCCGACTCCGATGACTTCAAGGGCAAGATCAAGGCCATCAGCGCGGAGATAGCCATATTCTATCAGCGCCTCAAGACGGTGCTGAAGTGGGTGTGGGAGAACCGGCGGGCGATCCTCAACGTGGTGGCCGCCTATGCGTCCATGCGCCTGACGCTGATTGGGCTGAACGCCATTCTCACGGTCACCCCCATCCTGTTCCGGGCGGTGGACTCTGCGCTCATCACCTACCGGGCACTGACCATTGCGGCCAATGTGTCCACGAAGGCGTTTTTTGCGACACTGGCGCTCAACCCGTTCGCGGCGGCGGCGGCGGCCGTGGGGGGACTGGTGCTGGCTCTCCTGGAGTGGCAGCGCCACGCGGAAGAGGCAGAGCGGATTCAGAGGGAACTGGTCGGCACGGTCACGGATGCCGCCAGTGCCTACGAGAAACTGAGCGATGCCCAGCGTGGCACCGTGCGGAAGGGCCTGGATAAGCGGTTCCTGGAGTTGGTGGCGCAAGAGGATGACCTGAGCAAGCAGATCGCTGATGCGCAGCTGCGCCCCAACCCCGGGATGCTCAGCGGCGATATCCCCGGCACGTTGTCCTTGATCCAGTTACTGGGGCAGCGCAAGAAGGACGTTGCGAACAATATCGAGGCCCTGGAGGTCTTGATGAACAAACTACAGCAGCCGGCGCCCAAACAGGAGGCTGATGACAAGGGGGATACCACCCTCAAGAAGCTGGAATTAGGCACCGGGGAGCAGAAGACGCTGATGCAGTCCCTGCGTGAGACTGTCAAGGGCCTGGAGGAGGACCTGCAGTCCATACGATCGGAGGGCGAGGAAGAGTACGCTAGCCTGCTCCGCAAGAAGGGGGTCTACGAATCCCTACTCAAGCTGACGGAGCGGCGCCTGGAGCGAGAGAACGACCGGGCCGCCACCCTGCGCGAGATAGCCCGGCGCACCGGGGCCGACGTAGAGGGGCTGGAAGCCATGATGAGCATACTCAACGGCAGCAAGATGCTCACGCTACCACCCAGCCTAGGGCTAGGGGGGCTGACCATGGAGATTGAGTCGGCTGTCAAATCCTTCAATGACCGGTCGGAGCGCATCCGGGTACTGGAAGATCCGGAAGAGGCACGCAAGGCAATGGGTGACCTGGAGCGGATCTACACCGCGTCCATCAAGGCACTACGTGACCGGGTAAAGACCGTGATCGGGCAGTTGGACCCAGCGGCCGCCAAAGACTTGTTGGCGCTGCTGGATCGGGCACAGGGCCTGGTGACCGACAGTGATAAGATCAGTGTCAACTTCAAGACCATCGCCACGGCCGCCCGCAGCATCCTCCAGCTGGACGGCGTGTTCGGCAACATGGACGATGACGTACGGCGCCTGGCAGAGTCGATTATCGGCGTAGTAGACAACCTGGGCGAGTTGCGCAACGTGCGCGAGACCTTGACTGACGCTGGCGTGGGGCTCTCGTCCTCGGCTGGCGTGTTGGCGCAGGCGGCCCCGATCCTGGGCATTGCAACCTCCGTGGTGTCGGGACTGTCTGCCCTGTTTGGGTCACAGTCAGAAGAGAGCGCCAGCCTGGTAGACGGTCTAGGCCGGAATGAGCGCGCTTTGCGGGATAATGCGCGCGAGATCTCGTCCGCTATCCGTGAGTGGATCCGTGCCAACACCGTCGGTAGTGACCTCACGGAAACTCAGATCGAGGCTGTCGGCCAGGCCATGCTCACCGTAGACGCTATTGTGGGATACGGGAAGGACCTGTCAGACCTGGCTGACGCGACGCGGCGCTTTGAGGATGCTCAGCGGCGATATTTGGATGCGGTGGTCTACGGTGAGCATGGCC